TTCAAGGCTGATAGTGATTCAGATGGTAGGAGAAACACTGACGTGATAAATGTTTTTGAACCTGCTGGTAGTAATGCTGCTAGAGCATGTATCGATTATAGAGCTACAGGATTTCAAAGCATTGTAGATTGGTATTTGCCTTCAATTGACCAGATGGATGATTTACTTCTTAATTCATCTTTTTTTTCAAGCTTCCCTTTATCAGCTCCGGAATATTGGTCATCAACAGAAGATATTACAACCATTGGAACTTCAGCTAAATCTATTACCTCTGGCAATGTAGTAAATGTAAATCTCAAATCGGCATTAATTGCAGCAAGACCTGTAAGACAATTATCTTACTCAGAAGTAAATCCCCCGTATAGTGTTGGCGATGATCTTGGATATGGAATCGTTTTCAATATAAATACTACAGATAAACTCATCTACATAGCATCTAAAGAGGATTTACCTGCTATAATTTGGGGAGTATCAACGGATGTATCCAATGCTAATTTTGCTACATCAATGACTGCGACAACTCTCGTCAACGAAAGGTATGTCGAGCTAAAAGGTGTAATAAACTTATCTTTATCTGAGGATGAAACCATATACACAGATGTGGTTGTTACCCAGGATTCTTCAGATGAGGATTCAAGATCTGTGCTGTTTAAGGAAATTATAGATAATGTCGTTCTTGGAAATATAAGCGAAAGATCTTTTGCCTATGGTATCCCGAGATTTCAAGCTATAATGCATGGTAAAAGACTCATGCAGGAGTTGAATTATAATGGACTTCAGGATGTGAGAGTTTATGAAGGTGTTATAACAGAAGCTAATAAATTTATTCCACCCGTCGATTTCGTTGACTATATTCGCCTATCTGTTGTGAATTTCGAAGGTAGATTGCTTCCATTGTTTTATAACAATAAACTAAACATATCATTCCAGTATGTAGAAGATAGCACAGGAAATATTGTGGTTGACGATCAAGGATACCCGATTAAAACTCAGGGATCAAGAAGGACTGAAAATTCATCCACATTGTCGTATCGATTTTATGACGGTTACCCTGGCGAAGGATATGGGTATGGATATGACACTTACGCCAGATCACTGCCTGGAATTACAGGTGGGCAGGAATCTTACACCGGGTCTTATAGATTTGACCATGATGCAGGCGAATTCTTGCTCGACAGTATTCCTGATAACTTCACAACAGTTATTCTTGAGTATATGTCGGATCCAATTCTAGCCGAGAAAAATCCTGAAAGACTTAGAATCCATAAGTATTTCCAAGATGCTATGGAGGCGGGGATTTACTTTAGACTCATAAGGCATTTTAGGGATGTTCCGGCATACGAAAAAGAAAGAGCCAAGAAAGAATATTATAATTACCTCAGGGTAGCCAAGAGAAGACTTAATACTAAACCTCATGAAATAATTCAGAAGCTTGGAGCAGATATCGGCTTTAACAAAACACTGTAGGTATGAAAATAAGGCAAGATTTTTCCAAAAATAAAATGAATAAAGATCTAGATCAGAGATATATTCCAAAAGGTGAATATAGAGATCTAGCTAATGGCAGAACCATTGGATCTACAGCCAGTAACGTTGGTGTTATTGAGAGTATTAGAGGTACTTTAGAGCTGAATATACCAGCGCTGTCACTAGATCAGAATTTAATTGGTTTTTGTAATCATGAGAACCACCTATATTATATTGCTACAAGTTTATCTAAGCCATATTTATCTGGAGTTGAGTATTCTACAGTGCTTGGTAGATATGATAAAACGACAGGTGAGCATCAATTTCTTTTACAGGAAGATGAAGTTGGCGAAGATGCTAATCTTTTACTACTTCAATTAGATAAGGATACGCAGATAATATCAATGCAGGTGTTCGGAGGTTTGCTTATTTTTTGCGACAATAAAAATAACGAGCCCTATAAAATTAACATAAACAAATTACTTGACTCTCAGGGGTATTATAATACAACTAATGATATTAAATTAATCAAAGCTCCGCCAAAAGAGCTTAGTATAGTTGCTGTAGATGATACAGTTACGGATGCTAATTTTATGAAAGGGGAGCCGTTCCAGTTTGCGTCCAGATATATATATGAGGATGGCGAAATATCAGCAATAAGTCCTTATTCAACAACTCCAGTTATCATACCAGACGAAAAAGCATCGATAGATGGACGTATAGGGTTTATGATGAATACGTTATCTAATAGCTTTAAAATAGCTAGCACTGAAGATAGATTTTCTTCATTAGATGCAAGAACATTGTCAGTTGGTCCTGGAGCAGACCATGCAGCAGGAATTAGCGTTAATTATTCAGGCACAAGAGTGGTTGCTATAAGTAGGAGATATGTTAATATAGTGGATTATTCTAATATAAATTCACCTACGTTTATAAGAATTTTTGATAATGATACTTTAGCTGATGGCAGATGGTCTGGTGTTGGAATGTCTGGTGATGGCAATACTGTAATACTGTCAGAAACTGAACCTGGAGGAAACAAAGATCTTATATTATATAAGGTTTCAAATCCATCAAGCATATCATCTACGCTTCAAGAGGTTTATACGATAGGATCTGGGGATGATGAAACAAATAGTATAGGCAATAGGATATGTATGTCTGTTGGTGGGAATGTGGTTTATGCGTGTCATAGTGCAACGGTGTCAAAGTCAGAGTCATTCGGGAATCAAGGCACATGGAGTGACGTAGTTGATCTGAAGGACATCAGTACTGTTGAAACAGGAAATAGAGAGGCTGTCGCTACATGCTGCTCTTCAGATGGTAAAATTGTTTACATTATAGCCGTAGAGAGTTATGGGAAGACAGCTTCTAATTATACTTCTATCTTTAGATCAAGAAATTACGGAGCAGATTGGGATGAAGTGTTTTTTAACAGAGACTTGAATCGAATGCCAACAAATATTGATTGTTCTTCAAATGGTCTTGTGGTAGCATTCGTGACTGGCGGTGATGGTAACAATAATGGTGACGCTAGAATATACGTGTCTAATAATGAAGGGTCCACTTTTTCTCCTAGGTCTTCTAGCTCAACTCCAACTTATCTTACAGATATTACAGTATCGACAACTGGTAGTTTTATAACTGCAATTGGAAGAGGTGACGGTAGTTATGCTGAGCTACACCAGTCTGTTAACTTTGGAGAATCATTTAGTGCTATAAATCAAACATCAATATCAGCAGATAGCGATGATTATCCTGTCATAACATCAGTTAATAATGAAGTTTCCACGAAAAGCCTTAATAGTATTGATAATATAGCAAATAAGATCAATGTTAATTATAATACCGGGAATAAGCATGTTACTGATATAGAAGTGTTGGTTAAAACTGTAACTAACAGGGTATTTATAATAAAGTCAATAAATAAAGAATCAGAAGGTCTTGGTGATAATGAAACAAAAACTATCGTATTTAGGAATGATGGTAGTTATATTGCTGTCCCAGAAAAGGATGTTGATAAATTATATGACAATGTACCATTAAAAGCAAGATCGTTAGAGATAACTCAAAATTCTCTAATTATTGCAAACTACACAGACGGAAGATCATTAACCTATGATAACGGTACGCCCGTAACTGCAGGAATGACTGCTTCTGTAATATCAAGTCCTTTAATTTCAGGAACCAATAAAGGTTTGAAAACAAATTCCATAAACACATATGGGATCGTATATTACGATAATTTCCAAAGGAGCAGTGCAGTTCTTGAAGGTGTCGATGTGTCTATTCCTTCGTCTTCTAGTGATAAAGACAATCCAGTAAAACACATGCAGATAAGTATTAGTCATATAGCACCTGAATGGGCTTCAAGATACAAGCTTGTTCGAAAGCCGACGCTTCTTGAATATGATATTATTGATGGATTCGATAATGCATACGTTGTTAACGATGAATTGTATCTTGAAATAACTTCATTCACTGGTGTTGTTCCAAGGCAAGGTGACACAATGGAGTTGTTTTCTGAAATAAATACAGATTCAGGAGATGACCCTTACGTAATATCACAAGGGAATTTGACTGTTCCAATATTAAGGTATGTGGATGATTTAGAGTCTGGAACTCAGTCAGTTTCTGTTGAGTTAAGCGACGGTACAAATACAACAAGAGTTGACTCTCAGTCAACCGATTCGGCTTCGCCAGTTCCAAAAGGAAGATACATTGTTGTGAATTCAACGGAGCTTGAAAATTACTCGAATACGGACGTTGTAAACAATACTAGTAGATATACAAGTAGTTTGTTTTATATCATCTTTCACGCAAATATAGAAGATCAAAAATTATATCAAGAAATACCAGGCGTGTGGACTATAGATTCTAGCGGTTTGCATTCTGGCGATACGGACCAGACGCATGGGAGTCCAGCGATAGTTAATTTAACTGATGATTTTGATATTGTTTGGGGGCAAGCCCCACCGCGCGAGATGTTTAAATATGAATTAACTACCAATATTAGTAACCTAGGAAGACCTAATGCGGTATCAAGCAACTTTCGCGAGGTAGACAGATTCGCATCTTTAATTGTATCTGAACCATTTGTAGATGATACGAATTTTAATGGTTTGTCGTCATTTAATCTTTCATTAATACCGTATAAGGATCTTGAGAAAAAAGATGGACAGATTCAGTTGATAAATTCAGAAGATACTAATGTTGAGGTGTATCAGGACAATAAGGTTAGTAGAATTCTTTATAAGAAAAACGTTCTTACTACAGCCACTGGCGATAAATCTGTTTCTCAAACAGAGGATATATGGGGTGAGCAAATCCGATCTACTTCCGAATATGGAATGTCTCATCCTGAATCCTATTCGGAATGGGGCAATAACCGATACTATGTAGATGCAGAAAGAGGAGTCGTGTTAAGGAAGGGAGAGGATGGACATACGGAAGTTAGTGCGTATGGGATGCTTAATTTCTTTCATGACATTTTAAGTGAAAATAAAAACAACAGAATACTTGGGTATTATGAGCCTAAATACAATAATTATGCTATAGTAATTGGTAATGAAGATCATTTATTGTTTGCAGAAAGATCAAATGGCTGGGAATCAAGATTGTCTTTTAAACCAGATAAGGTTGTGAATGATGGGTTGGATGTATATAGTTTTGATAGTGTTTCAAGGAAATTTTACAAGCATGATGCGGATTCGGAAAATTGGAACAGATTTTACGGCTCAGATTATCAAACTACAGTTGAAATATATTTTAATGATGCGTTTGATGTGGTTAAAACTATAAATGCGTTAAGGTTAAATGGTGATATACCATTTAGTATTCAGGTTATAACCGAGTCTCAGACCTCACAGATTGACGGTCAGGATATGGAAGAGGTTGAGGGGTTATTATTCTCAGAGGTACCATTAGCATCTGGATCATCTGGAAGAGATTATCAATTTGCTGGTATAGTTTCAGAAAACACCAACAGTAATGAAATATCAGTTGATTTACTAGATCAGAAAGTGGTCCATGTCGGTGATACTATTTTGAAAAATGGAGCCCCTGTAGTATCTTTGGGTATATGTACAGAAATTTCTGACGGAATTATTGCTCTTGATAGTGTTGTAAATTTGTCAGAAGGTGATATGTTATTAGCACTAGAAGAGGCGTCATCCATAAATGGAGATGTTCTTAAAGGTAGAGTTATTGGAATAAAAGTTGTATATTCAGCAGGGTCAAGAAGATTATTAAATTCAATAGAATTAGACGTCGATGAAAGCAAGCAATGATTTTAAATTCAGATTATTAACTAACGACGACTACTATAATACACTTATAGGATGGTGGGGAGGGAATAATTTTCCTCCACCAGGCATTGATTTTTTGCCACGGACCGGAGTCATGGTATCTAAGGATGGTGTAGACTTATATGCTGGATTTATTTACTACACTGGATCTGCATGGGGATGGATTGAATATGTAGTATCTAATCCAGATAGAAAAACTGTAAGTCTTAAAAAGGGAGCATTGGGTGTCTTAGTGAGAGCCCTGTCTGTCTTGGCTAAAGATAACGGAGTGAAGTGTCTGTTTACATCCACCGTTCTTGATTCTTTTAAAAACTCGCTAGTTAAAGAAGGTTTTGAAATAGGAGATATTGGTAATTATCAATTAGTTAAAAAGATATAAAATGGCAGCAGCGACTACAATAATAGCAGGGGCAGCTTTGGCAACAAGCGTTGGGTTTGGCGTCAATAAAGCTGTACAGGACAAAAAGCAAGCTGAACGAGCTCAGGCAGCTATTGAGGGATATCAGAGAGAGGAGTTTAAGAATGTTTATGCTGGACTAACACTACCTGTTGAAGAAGCTCGATTAAGAAGAGAGGAAGTTCGTGAGACTGCTGCATCTTCAGTCGAAGCTTTGTCTCGTGCAGGAGCAAGAGGTCTTGTGGGTGGATTGCCACAAGTGCAAGATTTTTCCGATCAGGCTTTGGCTCAGATTGGTGCAGACTTTGAGAAATCTAAATTCAATATACAGAGATTAATTGCCGAAGACGAAAAAAGAATTCAAGGTGAGACAGCCAGAAGAGAAGAAGAAGATCTTGCTGGATATGGTGCATTGTATGAAGCTGGAAGACAAGGACAGGCTCAGTTTGGACAAACCTTAGCAAGAAGTATAGGTGCTGCAGGTCAACTTGTCGGAGAAGTGGCTAAACCTGATGCTCCCCAGACTGAAATTCCAGTTATGCCAGATGTAACTAAGCCAACTTTTGAAGAGCAATACAAAGATTTAGATGTAGGAAACCTAGCTGATTATAATAAAACTCAACTCTAAATAAAATGGCAGACAAAGGAACCAAAGGTGCATATAAAGGTGTAAGACCAAGTGGAGTTGATTTCGGAGCTGTGTCAGAGGATATAGTTGATCGATTCATAGGTCAAAGGACTGCTCAAAGAAAAGAGAAGGCGCTTGATTTATCGAGGAAGGCGAAACAGGATGCGCTAAATCAGAAGAAATATGAAAAGACATTTAAGGATATGGAAGAGCTTAATAAGCTATCCAAGGATGCCTTAACGTTAAATCCTCTTGTTGGTGCCAAGGATGTTACTGCCATATTCATGGGTCAGCAAAAAAAGAAGTATGCGTCATTGATGAAAGAATTTCCAACGGCAGATATTGACAGGAGATCTGAAATATCTACTGAAATAAGAGCCATGAATGGTAGGGGTGTTCAATGGAATAAAATGACTACATCTCTCAATACATTAATGACGGAGACGGCTGCGGGGATGGGGACAATCTATGATCCGGTTTTGTCGGCAGATTGGACAGTTAATCTAACCAAAGCTATACAGAGTGGTGTGAGTAAGGGTGGTGTTGAGCTGAGTGAGAATAGCCTTGGCTGGGGAGACTATATGACCATAGAGGATGTTGGTAGTGGTAACATGGATGTTACGTATTATGATACAGACGGTAATGTATTAACTAAAGGAAATTTAGAAGATATTACAGCTAGAGTATCTGCAGGTAGAGTTCCTTTTGTAGATTCAAATAAAGAATTTACGCAGGAATTTGGCAAAGGTCAGTTGGCGGATATCTTACAAGAAGCAGACCCATATAACGGGCTCATAGAGACAAGCCGTGGCACAAATGAGAAAACTACAAAGAAAAGATTAAGAGCTCAGTTTGACGAAAGATATCTCGGGAAAGATGCTAATGGAGAGTACATCAATAACTTCATGAAGAAAGAGGTAGCTATTGGAAGTACCGAGAAAGAAGTTAGAGAAAGGGCTGTAAAATCAGCATGGGCTAGGATGAGGCGAGAATCAACAGAAATGTTGAAGGCGAACCCATTATTGAGATCTCGAAAAAAAGAAGCAGACATTCAGGTTGCTTCAGATGCCGTAGCAGCAGTTTTAAGGGGCGATAACGAAGCTGTTGGTAATGTTGTAGCAAATACTCCATGGAAGGATCCTAATGCTACTATTCAGAGTCCTATGCTTAAAAAAGTGTCCAGAGATGGGAATACGGTCACTGTGGATATTGCCAATACTAAGGGTGAGTCAGAAAGCATATCATACGACATAAGTAATCCTGCCGAAGCCAGTAAGATTATAAATATGGTTCATGGAGGAATATCTAAGGACACTGGTGTGTTGGATGCCAACGTAAATGAAGTAAGAGAAAAGGTGTTGCAGATGGATCTTTCACCAAAAGAAGGAAGTATGTTTGCCAGAACTAAAGAGGGGTCGTTTGAACTATCGAAAACTCAATTAGATAAGGCTGACAATGAAAAAGATATTTTAAATGCTGCATTCCCGGCAGTTCAAGCTATAAAAGGAGAGGGGTATGTGGTAGATGAGTCAATTGGAAATATTTTTTCAACTCATAAGATGATAGTGAGAGATAAAGATGGTAAAGAAGTGGATAGAGCCACTGGATACACCGATAAGTCATTTAAGAAAGAGATTGTGAAGATGATGGATAGGCTTTCTGATAAAAAAGAAAAGGAAGAGCCAGCTAAAAAAGAAATTGAAAAACCAACGGGTACCGGTGGAGCCTACTAAAATATAAGATATGCCTCAGGATAATTTATCTAAACTACATAAGAACCTTTCCGAAAAATGGGAGGGTTTTAACGTTCCTATAGACCAGTTCAAATCTGACATGCAGAATGAGGAGAATATCAATAAACTTCATTCAAGTTTAACTGAAAAATGGGAAGGGTTTAATGTGCCACTTGATCAGTTCAAATCTGACATGGGGCTCACGACCCATGATTTAGAATTGACAAAGTTAAGTGGTGAAGAAGAAAGAAAGTTTCAGGATTTTATAAAAAACGATCCTTCTGTAATCGAATGGAAAAATGCTTTCATTGAAGAGTTTGGAGAAGATCCAAGTATAGAAGATGCCGAATATGATTACAGAGGTGCATGGAAAGCTGGTATTAAGCCAGAGAAAATTAAAGGCGATAAGATTCCGCATTGGGGAAGTATAGGTATCGGAGGTAGAGAACTGAAATCAAAAACGCATCCGACGAGATGGAAATCGGATTATATGGAAGCCACTGGTAAAGATCCGGATGAAGAGGGTATAAGTAAAAGCGACGCTATGTTGGTTCTGAAAAAAACTAAACAGCTCGAATCAGATTTACCTGAATTGGAATTACCTGAATCAATGCAATTAAAAACTGATTTACCGGAGATGGATTTGAGTGAAACACCTAAAGTTGAAGAAAAAGGTTTTTTGTCAAGTTTATGGGGTAATGTTAAAGCTGGTGCATTAAATACCGTGGCTGGCGTTGTAGAGAAATCTAAAGCTTTCGCACATGCACCATTTAGAGCGCCAGGTGGAGCAATGGTATTTCCTCAAATAAGAGATGAAGACACTGGTGAATTACGAAATAGGACGCCAGAGGAGAATAAGGCTGTGGCTGATGAGTTTGAAAGTAAGGCTTTTGAGATTAAAGACAAGGCAGATTCTATACAAGCAGAACTTGAATCTTTCGATCAAGGAATATGGGATAATATTAAATCGGGTAATGTGATTGATGCAGGTAAGCAGTTATCGTATGCTTTTGCTAATACAGCACCTACTATGGCGGCAATTGCCATTAACCCTTATTCTGGAATTACAGCATCATCTATTGGGGTTGCGGGTACCAAGGAGCTTGAGCTTAGAAAAGAAATCAAAGAAGGTGTAGCAGATTATACTGAGGCAGAAATACAAGCTTCTTCATGGGCTTATGGCGGTGCTGAAGTTGTTGGAGATATTTTACTTGGTGGAATGCTTAAGCAATCTGGTAATCTTCTTAAAGGAATTATGAAGTCTGGAGGCAAGGAAGCATCTAAACAAGCCAGTAAGGAATTAGCCAAGACGCTCGTAAAAGGTTTTACTTATGAAGGTAGTGGTGAAGGTGCTACCCAGGTTCTTCAGAATAGTATCGATAAATACATGCTTGAAAAAGATGTAAAGTTAACTGACGGATTAGCCGATGCTATAATTACCGGTGTATTTATTTCTGGACAAACAGTGATGGGGTCTTATTTAATGGGTAAAGCATTGAATAAATTCACTCCTCCTTCAGAACAAGATGTAGTCAAGAATAATACGCTAAAAATTCAGTCTTTAACCAAATCGGCTAATGATCCAACTATTTCTGAAAGCCAAAAAACTGTTATTGATAAAGCAAAGAGTTCTCTTATTGAGGAGAATAATCAGATAATGTCTAAAGCTAAAAAAACAATCGATGACATGTCTATTGAGAACAGGCAGACAGTGCTTGATAAAACTGACGAAATTAACAAGATAGATGAAGTGCTTAAGGATCCATTTATCGACGAAGGAACCAAGACAGCTTTGATTGACAATAAGAATAAACTACAGAAGGATATTAATGAGATTCTGGAGCCGGAAGAAGTAGTTGAGCCAGAGAAACAAGTAAAACCGAAAGAAGATGCCAAAGAAGTTAGAGAAGAAGTTGAAGAGGCAGTGTCAAAAGAAAAACCAGTCGAAGAAGAGGTGCGGGAAGCTGGTATACGGGACGTTAAGGAAGACGGGCTGGAAGCCAAAGAGCCAACGAAAGAAGTAATCGAACCAGAGGTGGAAGGTGTAGTTATCCCTGCGGAAACTTTATCTAAGGCAAATAAATCATTTACTGCGGCTCAGGAAAATCTAACGGATGCTGATGCAGCTACCGAATCATTTAAAGCTATAGAGCGCAGTGAATGGTATGAAGCTCTACCGGAAGACCAGAAGAAATTAGCAAAGGAAAAATACTTTAATGAAATAACCGAGCGATTTATTCCCATTCCTGAAAAAAGAGTGAAAAGTAAAGTTCAAACTGAAATTGACAAATTTGTTAGTCCGAAAAGAACAAAGAAGGTTACAGTTAACGAATATTCAGCTCTTAAGGATCAGATTCGTCTTGAAGCTAGAGCAGCCAAAGAGGGAGTCAAGGAAGCTAAAACCGACATAGGGAAATCACAATCCTCACTTCTTGATTATATTAAGACTTCTCTGTACGCAGCAGAAGGGAAGGATATCGGTAAATCAGATCTTAACAGATTATTGTCTGGGGTTAAAAGTGCAGTTTCGTTTCAACAATTAGCAAAGCAGATTGATAAAGTTGACAGTGTGGTTGCTAATGTTCAGGAGCGTTCCGTAAAGAGAAAGAAAAAAGATATCGCTAAATTTGTCGGGAAGACAAGGACTACTCAGATTTCCGGGAAGGTGAAAGCCAGAGGAGGCGATGTGTTTACCATTCCATATTTTCAGAAAGCAAGCGGTGTTATAAAATCTATCAAAGATATATCGAAGCAAGTTAAGAGTGAACTGTCTAAAAAATATTCTACTGAAGGTTTAACCGGCAAAAAACTGAAAGATAAAGTGGATGAGAGGAATGCAGCTCAATCTCAATTGGAGAACGAAAGAGTTAATAAAGCCATGGATGACGCATATCAGGAAGCACTTGATAAGCTTGTTAATGGTCCAGAGCATACCGCTAATAAATACAATGCAGAACTGCAGGCTATTGAGGACTTTAGGAATTTCAATGCTTTAGACATTGATACTGTAGATGAATTTTCGTCCAGATTAAAAGACATTGACAAGGCGGGTAGAGAGAATCTTAAGTCAGAAATAGCAAAAGAATCGAATCGATTGCGCGATCTTGTCCATGATATTGAAAGCTCTATTGAGCCCAAAGATGAAAAGACAGAAAATAGGAGGGATAAGGAAAATAAAACTCTTCTTCAGAATGTCTGGGAAAGGATTAAGGAATCCCCATCCGATTTATTTAACTTTATTACACGCCCAACAAATCACGTAAAAACAATGCTTGAATTAATGAGCACTGAGGCGGTTGAAGTTGGTAAAGGTACGGTAATTAAAAAGATTTACGATCCTATTGTAAAAGCTGAGAGTAGTGAGATTAAAGGTATTGCTGAATCGCACAAGAAAGTTAAAGATATAGCTGAGAAGACACTTGGGTTAAAAAGCGATAAAGAATTTGCAAACCTCGATAAAAGAATGTCAGAATTTATTGAGATAAGAACTGAGAAAGACGGAGTGGAAGGTGTGGATGTGGTTACTAAGGGTGAGGCTATGAGTATTTATGCTTGGAGTAGAACGCCTGAATTAGCCAGAGAGTTGAGTGAAAAAAATGGCATTTCTGCTACGGAGATTGAGAACATGAAGGATCAAATTGGATCAGACCTTGTTCAATTTGTTGATGAGGTTGGGAATTGGTTGAGTACTGAGTATGCTGATAGGGTAAATGACGTCTACCGCAGGATATTCAGAATTGATTTCTCAGGAAGACAGGATTACCATCCTGTAGTTCGCGCTAAATCTGGGACTGTTGATATAAGTACTGATAGTGATCCATTTACTAAATTATCATCCACCATGGCTTCAGCCCTGAAGGAAAGAACATCTACTGATAGGAAATTGATGACTAAATCTGCAGTAGATGGCAAGGATGTGTCATTTGTTGGTCTTATAAGTAATCACATCACCGAGATGGAGCATTTTATGGCTTGGGCAGATGTTGCTAAAAGCACAAGTGCTATTTTAAGTTCAGATAAGTTTAAGACCAGAGCAAATCAGAAGCTTGGCAAAAAAGGATTTGATCTTGTATCTAAATTACTGAGACATTCTATAAACAAAGATATATTTAAAGCTGAATACGGTGTGGGCTCTACAATAGTTTCAGCATATGGTATTGGAGTATTGGGCGCCAAGATTAAACAACTTCCGGTTCAGTTAACATCAATTGTTACTGGAGCAGTTGAGTACCAAAATGCAAACGCATCTAAATTCCCAGGATATAATAGTGTGATGTGGGCGAAGGATGTCGCATCATTGGCTACCAACCCAATGAAAGCTGGTAGAGTGTTTGCTGAAATCCTTTTGAATAACCCAAAGATACGAGCCAGAGTAGACAAGGGAAGTAATTTGGATCCTGACTTTATCAAAAGAGAATCGAAAAGAGCTGCCAAGTTAGGAATACAGAGGGGATTCTACGAAAGAGTGCAAAGGTTTGTTATGGCACCAACTTTAGCAGGTGACGTAGGGGCTATAATGTACGGATATGCCCCGATCTACATGCAAGCTAAGGCAAAGTACATGAATGAGGGAATGAGCGAAGCAGATGCGATTAAAAAGGCTTCTGAGGAATTCGATATTTACGAGGAAAGTCAACAAACAAGATCTGCAGTTCATTTATCTCAGGCACAATTGAATGCTAGTTTTGGTAATAGACTTGTGACCACATTTAAATCTTCTAATATTTTATTCCTTAATCAAACCATTCAATCAGTCAATTCGATTTCAAGGTCGATAAAGGCAGGTAAGAAACCGAACAAGAAAGATATCAAGAGATTAATCATGTATCATTCAGTTGTTAATATGGCTTATCAGCTTGTTGCATCCGGGGTAACAGCATTTATACGCGGAGATGATGAAGATGCATGGAGTGATCTCGGAAGAGCTGCAATAATGGGAAATCTTAATGCATTGTTCGTTGTTGGAGATGTGATAAATTTCATTGCGGATCAAGTCCAGGGCAAAACATTTGGACTTAGCTTAGGAGTTGGAGTGTATGACCAGGTGGAGAGAGCCATAAAGGGATTCTTTAAAGAGAAGGACCATATGGATGAGTATGTAGAGCTCATGTATTTCCTTGGATCATTATTTAGAATGCCATTAAAAAACATAGAGAACACTGTGGAAGGAGCTACCGAACTTATAGAGACGGGAGACTTGGATGATTTCCTTAAGACACTTGGATATTCGGAATATGGAATTACAGGTAAAACTAGGAAGGTGAGAGAGAAGGAGAAAAAGAAACATCGAGGATTAAAATCTGGAATATAAAAAAAAAGAGGGAGGCGTTTAAGCTTCCCTCTTTTAAAATAAATTAGTCATCTCCTATCACGAAATCAAATGGTAAATTTCCATCAGCCATTCCTTGCCAATGAGCAATAACATTGGGGTGTGCCGTACCATCATTTTCCTTTAATCTAAGTTTAGCATGCTCTTGAACGCGTTCCCAATGTTCAGTACTAATCTTATTTTTAAACCTATCTTCATATTGTGGATAAAGCAAGTTGTCGTAATCCACTAATTTTAATCCAAGTTTATTGTTGCTGTGATTCCATTGTCGAACAAAACTCCACATGACGGCACTTGCTTGAAATCCAGTAATCCCACCACAATCACTATTATTGATAGCATATGCCGCACCGAGCGCAGCCGCACTAACAGCGTGACAAATAGTCCCATAGTCGTGGCTATATGCTGTAGTTAGTTTTTTCATGAAATCAGGCAATGTTTCAAGTGTTTGAATGTTCGCTTCTTTAAACCATTCTTCATGCACTTTCATTTCTTCGCTAATATTTATCTTATCCATATTGTTTTATTTGTGCTCTTTTATAAAGAGCGTTTCCAATTAAATTAATTTCAATAGTTCTTTAGCACATATCACTGAGTCTTGAGCTGTTCTTTTAGGACTAACCCCTCTATCGTAACAACTCTGCAACATCCCTTGCATAGCGAAACATGATGCTACAAATAGTTTATCTTCATCACTAATGCTAGATTTTGTATCTCTGGTTAAAAACCGAGTTAATAAATTTCCATTTTTCATAGCAGTGATATTTTAAGTGAAAAAAAATGGAGCCCCATTACAGGACTCCGTAAATCCTACTTCTTCTTAAGGTCCTTGGTCTTATTAGCAACAGCATTTTTAAATTGAGCAATTTCTCTAAACTGCTTATATTTGTTCCAAATAGACGTGAGAGCTTTAAGAGTAGTACAATCCCTTATTTCTAGTAAGGCTTGACTGATTAACCCTGCAGCAGCCTTGAGGTCCGTCGCTGTCTTAGTTTTTGTGTCATCAACTGGCGACGGCTTAGTTTCAGGTGTAGTTTCCGTGTTGGATGAGATATTCTTTTCAGGCTTCTTATCAACCTTTGTCTCTTCAGCTTTAGCTTTAGTGACCTTGACTGCTGGTTTTTCCACCTTAGCATTAGGCTTTTCGGTTTCAGTCTTAGGCTTAATGGGTTCAGGTTTAGTTTCTGGCTCAACCTCAGTGGATTTCTTAACAGGCTTTTCCTCAGTAACCTTCTCCTTTGCCGGAGCTGCCTTAGGCTCAGCAAGCTCTTTATTTTTTGAAGCAATAGCAATATAAAAAGCAGAACCTTGTGACTGATATTTTGGATACTTACCCCAAGTAGCATTAACCTCTTCTTTAGTTTTACACTCCTTAACCTCCTCTACAGCCTCTTCTTCTGAAGGAAGAATTTCCCTTGGAAGATCTTCACCAGCATATATGTTTATTCCCAAACCAAACATTGCTAAGTTTTTTACCAGGCAACGCATGATAGTGGTATTAATATCGAACATTGAAGCAGCTTCGCAAGTCTTGTCTTTGAAAATAGTTATGCTTTTAGCTTCGCGATCTGACATGCCTCCTCTTTTGGCTTCATCCCTTTTCTTGTTGGTGGCAGCCCAATCAGTTACCTTGTATGTGTAAGGCTCATTCTTCATAGCCTTATTTGCACCATCCATAACGAACAGCCACATTTCTTTAGTGTCACATTCGATTGTAACAGTAGTGAAAACCATATACCCAAGATTTGGATCGAACACATAAGGTCTGTGCATTTCGTCTTTCCAGATAGTATAATCCACACCGTAAAGAATGCACGCTTCCCTCCAAGCATGTGCCCATGATAAATAAGTTAGTCCACTCTTCTCTTTAGTGAATCCACTTACATCTATCTGAGATAATTTTCTGAATACTTCTAATTTGTTTTCCATTTGAAATTTATTTTAAAATTGCTTTACCGGTCTTTTTTAAGACGTTTATTTTTGCAGACGAAAATACTTTATTGGTATAACGCCTAATTTTATTCAGTATCCCTCTACATTTACAGAGAGTTATGGGTCCTATTCTTATATCAGGATCAATTATGACTATGGCAAATAATAAATCATCAATTTCTACATCAACAACTTCTTCGACTTCAATTATATTGCCATTATCATCGAGATCTATCGATTCCTCGTAGAAGAAAAAATTAATAGCTTTATCATCTTCTACAGGAGTGGCACCTCTTATGGTAGTTGCTTTTTTATTATTTTTTGCCATGTAATATTATTTAATAATCATGTCAATAGGAAGTAAAAGTGAATATATAAAGTAGTTAGCACCCATAACTACTACCGTAATTTGCAGCAGTTTGGTTTTCCTGTTCTTCTTTTTGCCAATACGCAAATTCCTTTCTATATTCAGCAGCTTCTTTATCTGTAGCTTTTTCTTTTACTGTAAGTTTGTGCTTTTTAACCTCCCAATAAAAGAAGAACTCATCATCTGTGGTTAGCACAACATCGTCATCTAAGTAACGGGTGCTAACAATATGTTTAGGTAATTGGGTTTCTGTGTTATTTTGTTTCATCGTATTTCTATTTAAAGTTATCAATATTTGGTAGGGTAGTCTTTCAAAATCCCAACTACCAAAACGCTCAACGTTATAATTTTGTGCTCTTTTTTAAAGAGCGGTTCCAATTAAATTTCAATATCTTTATTTTTAAACTCACATTCAATCCCTACAACCCCAATCATCTCCATGTAAATCTTCATAATCAGGCTCCATCATAGCATCATTAGCCCACGCTATAGCATCTAATGGAACATCAGTATTAGTTTCTTGAGCAAGCCATATAACATAGCTTGGATCATCATCTGCAACACTATAAATGCTCAATCCCTTATATTTGCCAAATTCTAATATCATAACATTGTAAGATTAAATTTCAATATCCTTGTCCTTTAACTCACATTCTAAAGGACACTTATTACATATTTCTGAGATAGGATTAGCCACCCAACCATTAACTTTATTCTCCATGTATATGTCAAGAGCCTTACTTACCAGTTCGTCAAGGAGAGATGATCTTTTCTTGTTCCACTCATACTTTACAACCCGAGTTTGCTTCTTGTTAGACTTGCTTGAAGTGTGACCAAATACAATGTAGTAGAATTTAGCATCCTTAGACAGCCTGATAACTTGATCGGTAATAAGAGCTTCAACCTTCTCAGTATTGTCTGCATTAAGCCTTAAAATGTGGTCCTTATCCATATTTCGGACAATGTAGTGAGAGAATAAAGGTTTGTTCTTAGCAATGTACTGAGGAGAGCCCCAACAACTACCAGAAACTTTCCTTACCTGCCCAGGAGCAAAGAAGTCATTGTAAACATCCCGAGTAAGTTCAAGATCGACCATGGCAAAATCAGAATAATCAACCACTGTAGGGAAGATGCTAATCTCATCCTTAAGCCACACAGAATAATCATCATCCCCAATCTCAATTTGTCCAAAAAAAGCTATTAAAGCCATGTTGGTGTTGTAGATGTTTACGTTGATGTTTCGTTCTGCTATAAGCTTATGATATTCCAAAACTTGCAAATCGATTCTTTTCTGCTCGACACCCTTGGATTTATTACTAAGCCTTGGAAGATCGTTAAGACACTCACCATCCTTGTAAGTACCAAGACATTGCGTCCTGAAGTATTTTTTCTGAAGAACACTTTTAGAATCCTTATCCACTATGGATTCGTCGCCTATGTGCCTTGCTTTAGCATACTTCGGACAATGATCTACGGTGAGTATTTCATCATCACAAACAAATAAACCAAGAGCCGTAGTCATTGAGCTGCTTAAAATGATGTGTTTCATGAGATTGGTTTTTTTATAAATTTACCGCTTATACCGCTGTGTATGAGTACGTTTATAGGAAGTAAAAGTGAATATATAAAGTAGTTAGCCACAATTAGCAATTGCCTTTAGTGCTTTATCTGCAATTTCTTGGTAAAAATTAGCATCTTGTGTTAGCTGTATTGCCATATATCCATCAAGTTTACACCCATCCTTTTCAGCTTCTTCTTGTAGGTGTTTAATAGGGTGTGCAATTTTGTCGAGGGCGGCAATTGCTAACAGTTCACTTCGTTGGCTAACATCTTGTATAGCAAATAATTTTACTAACTTTTGTTCAAGCCAATCTTTGTAATTGTCAATGTCAAACTCTCTATCAGTTTCACCTATTGTTTCTGGGTGGTCTGCCCTAAATTCTTTTTCAAATTTCCATTTCATAATATTGTTATTTTGTGTTTCAAATCCGTAAAATTACATTGCCATACAATTTACCGTTAATCAAGATGATGCCTACCCTTTATAGTATAATCAAGATTAAAACGTTTAGCAAGCTTTACTAACGCCTGGACATCTTGAATACAATACTTTCTAATACCTTTAATATTGCCATCGTAATAATGGTCAAAGACATTAGCACCAGTAATAAGACCTTCTTTAACCGGAATACCAAGATACTTACAAATATCCGATAGTGAATAATAAGCCTTCCAAATAGTAGGAGTTACATGATGCATTAGATCGATATTCCTTTTATCGTTCTTACTCTTTGGTAAAGAGTTGTACAAATCCATGTATCCATAAAGAAGAGCACGAGCAGTAAGGATAGGAATGTCATACTCGGTACCATTCCAAGTAACCCACTCAACCAAGTGTTGTTCAGTGCCAAGATCTTTGCAGATCTTATTTAACTCCTTAACGGTATCTCGCTCCTTTATGTAACATACACCTCTTGTTTTATGGGAATCGAATTTGAAACCCGCACATATAATATCGGATTTGAAAATATCCAAAGAGTTTTTACGATGAGCAGCTTCGAGTGCAGCTTCAGGGTTTTTTAGTAAAGCATCTGTTTGCTTTTGAATACTGGCAAGACGGGAATCATCGGTCTTGCAATTAGCACTAGGCTTAATTTTAGCCTGTAATTCTTCAATAGTAGGCTTGTGCCCTACGACCTCTAAATCGAGGTAAAATCTGTGTAATGATTGCATTGATATTATTTTAAAAGTTTTCTAAAAAAATGCTCTTTATTTTTGGTGAACGAAAACAACTCTTCATTATCCATCTTAGATGTGTCAAGCTCTAAAATCTTTTTAGACATATGGTCCTTTATTTTCTTCGGCTTTTTCATGAGCTTTTTTTCTTGTTAAATTAGTACTAATTATACCTAATACTGGTAGGATCATATACAATAGCAATGCTCCTACTATTAGGCGTTCGGCTATTAAGAATTTATCCATATGATGTTTTATTAATTTTACCGTTCATATTACTGTAAATGAGTGCGTAAGTAGGAAGTGAAAGTGAATATATAAAGTAGTTAGGCACAATATTTTATTAATTTTTGCCCGCCCGCTTTGGTTTTTTCAAAACCATTGTGTACTCATAGCATCAGCAATTCCTTTAAATGTCTTGCTTCGTGCTTTTCTCCTTTCCTCTTTAGGTAGTTTAAATGTTTCGTAGTGTAATCGGCTGTCAGTTCTTCCGCTCTTATGCACTATAATATCAGGCTCAACTATGTTTGTTGGCTCTAACTTTGGTAATCCGGCAAGCCATAAACAAGTGCTTTTCCTTTCGGTGTGTCCGTATTCATAAGGTTGTATTATTTGGGTAGGTTTTTTATACAATCGACTCATTATTCCAATTGGGTTTTCAATATAGCCTTTACCTATTTTTTCCAAAGCCATAGCGCAGTTAAAAAAGTGTGCAACCGCTTCTAATCTATCTTGGTGTATAGTCGGAAACCTTTCTGCATATTCAGGTTTATAATACTTGTTTGCTGCAACTGTTAATCGTGTGCATTCTGGGTGCATACCCAAAAAATCAGGCTGTATTTTTTCAATAGCCTTTAGGTAATCCATTTGTAAATGCCTTTCCGGGTACTTTCCACTTGCTGGCAATAAATCACAACTATAAGCATCGTGTCCAGCTTCTAAAAATGCAGTCATTACCGTTTGGCTTTCTTCGTGTGTTATTAATACTATCATTGTTTCTGGTTTAAAATAAAAAAATCCCTCCCTAAAAAATTAAAAAAATACAGATGCCTAACACTACCTATATATCATGGCGAAAAGCCACGCCACATAGCCTTGTCCGTTATAATTTTGTGCTCTTTTCTAAAGAGCGAAACAATCAAATCATCTTGATTTATTAATAAGATCTTTTACTCTCATACTTCCAAATGAAGTTAAGAGAATATCCACCTCTGAATAATTGCCAGCTCTAACCTTATACTTAGTATCCTGACGTTTATGAATATTAATGTACCCCGTATGAAGCATCTTTGAATCCTCGTCAGGATCTTTACCATCTGTAGTAATTAGATATACAGGATTATTATCAGTTTCAGCAACTAGAAACATTCTTACATTAGTAGTAGCCTCCTTTACCCTTGGCTTGAGATAATTGGTAAGCCTGATACGCTCTGGTCTATCGCTCCACTTGATGACGTTTAATCCAGAAACAGAATTCTTGACATACCCTAAGGATACACCAACAACTCTTCTGACAGATTCATGGTCAAGCCTGCACGATATAGCTAAACATTGACATATAGCAGCTTTAGAGTATTTTGCGGGAATATTTTTCATTGCAAATATCAGGAACCGCTCTTCTTGATTTGTTAATACTTTCATTTCTCTTTCTTTTTATGAAAAGGATCAGTTCCTTTATTGATATTTGAATTAATACGATAAACAGCATAACTACGCAGAACACGATTTGCTCTGCGTAGATACACTCAGTGTAGTTAGTCATTATTCAAGTCACTGGAAGGATCATGACCAATTGTTTCGAAATCAACTTTCAGTGCACCATAGTCATGAGGAACTATCTCTATAATACTGGTCTTTTCAATTTTCAAGACCTCGATATCAGCAAGGAAATCCCGGGTAGATTCTTTAACGTTGACCTCGGCATTCTTAAGGATTTGTTCGTCATTCTCATCACTGTAGCCATCAACCAAAACATTCATTTTAAGTGGCTTTTTCTCGCCAGTATCAGCAAGGATTTTAGCGCAGAAGAAATCAGCCTCAGTATGATCCGTATGGATTTCATCTATAGTGCTTTTCTTGATTGTAACGTCAGGAGCTCTTTTAGGATTAACTTCTAGCCATTTGTATGCCAACTCTTCTGTGTGTCCGTATGTCTCGGTTTGCATAATCAGAGTTACTGTTTCTTTAACATCTCGACCTGCAGGGTTTTGACCCATGAAACTTATTGACGCTTCGAAATACTTCATTGTGTAAAAATTTGATTATGGCGGTATTGAAAGCTACCGCCTTAGCTTCTAAAGTTCAATTACGTTGTATTTAAATTTAATGGCTTCCAACCTTTCACATAGATCAGGAGTCATTTCAGTAATATCGAGTTCCTTTATAGGATCCTCGATAGATGTGATTAGAGACTGTATAGCCGATTCATCATCCTTAGAAAAATCGGATAGTGATAAAGACTTCAATAAGTCAATTCTTTTCTCAATAGAATCCATGGTTAACGTGATTCCAGTAGAACCCGATGTTGTGAAAGGATCTTCCACATTAGGATTCTTGGGTCCAAAGTGAGTTCTTAAAAGTTTCATGTTACCTACACATTCTTTGGTTAATACAAACTGATCTTCAGATTCTATATGTTTTTCAAACACAGGACAAAACAAAGGTCTTTCAGAAGTCATAACTTGAACGAAACCTTTGAAACCTTCTTTTTCAAGGCATATTTGTAAGGCTTGATAACTACGTTTTGGCGCGAAGTACTTCTTAAGTTCGTCTATGGTTTCATACATGACGTAATCCCCTGGTTCAAAATACAAATGATCTTTTATGCGAACCTTTTTCATGAGTATTCAAGTCTTTGGTCGTGAATCTGTTCAATTAAAGATAAATCATCTTCGGCAGAAAACTTACATACATTATTTCCGTCCAAAGTGAGAGTATATTCCTGTTTTCTAACATTAAAGAAAACGGCTAGTTCCGATTTCGGAAACCATACAAAATCATTAAATGGAAACTGATCATACTGTTCTATTACAGCTTTGTTTCCGCTTACTGAATCGATTAGCCAATTGAGAGCTTGCTTTTCTGTAATTTCCATTAGTCAAGTGATTAAATTGAATACGTTACCTGCGTTGATTTCAGTTGCAAGTTACGTATTCGAGTGTTTAGAATGAATACAAATAAAACATTACTTAATCCTCCAGTTTCTTGACAGTTTAATTATCGAATCGAACTGGATTATTTCTTGCTGGGTAAGATGGAGATTATTTTTAAGTTCCGTGAGGATGGTCGATGGAGCTTTCTTTTGCTTGTAAATAATAGCATACTTAAGTTTCTCGACCTTCTTGGCAACTATAGGATCTTTTGATATCTCTCTGATTTTTGATTCATCTGTAACTACGGTTTTGCCAGCTTTCATTTGAATATCTCCATCATTGGATAGAATTGGACTGAACTTCCGTGTAAGTTCGGATGGTAATGACCCTACATTAAACTCTCTATTGTGTATGTCGGAAGGTTTAAATTCCAATTCATGACTACAAGAGTTAATGATCTTGTTTGTGTAGTACTCTAAGTCAAACGTAGAAGGCATATCCCTATCTCTTCCAAGATCAACACAGTCTGGATTGAAGTTCAAAGAATACTTGAGTCCTTTAAGATTACAAACAAATAATCGTCCTACGTATATGTTTCCAGGATCTTTACTCAAAATGTCGCCAACATAACAAGAGTTCAAAATGTCTTCATCTTTGACGCTACTATCCTTGAATATAGAAATATCCTTATTGTCAGCCTCAAAGTAAACTTCGAACCTGTCACTAGTAACATCTCCTATCTTAATCCCATAGCAACTGCCCAGATTCTCATCATCATAAAAGGCAGCTTCAGCTTGACCAAGACATGAATTAATCTGGAATACTTTCTTGTTTCTGTTGAAAATTAGTCCAGCCAATTTAAGTCCTTCCCCATGCTTTCCGATAGCCCCATCTTTTTTCTTAGAGAATCCGATCTTTAAAAATTCCCAACTCTCAGGCTTGTAATCACTACTTATTCTAACGCTTGAGACAGTGTCGTTTATTTCAATTACCTCGACATCATACTCTCCGTAGTCAATGAAGTTTTGATATATCTCCCTGATAGCTTGAACTACGCCCCAATTTGGAACGTAGTTCACTGATATCCCGAACTTGATCATTACTTCACATCTACTAAGTTCACATCTTTTGCAAGACCAAAAGCAACTGTAAGGACACCATCTTCTACCGTAGCATCAATATTTTCCGACCGGTATTTAGGAGAGATAGAGACTTTCCCTTTAATGTTAAGCTCAACTGCTTCTGATAGTGAGCTTTTGTTTGGAACGCCTTGAATCTCAAGGATACCCTCTTTTTTGTCGAAAGAAACGGTTACTTCTTCTTTTGAAAGCCCTGGACATAAAACAAACAGTTCTAATTTCTCAGGTGATTCGATCTTTGTACTTTGTAATTCGTTGTTCATTTTTTCTGGAATTTGTTTTGGTTCGTAATTATTAGATTCGTTGTAATCTTCCAATGCTTCATCGCATTTGCAACCTTCGCATTGAAAGTGAATAGAGTTTGAGGAGCATTCTAAAATGTTTTCCTCGCAGTATCGGCATACTTCGTCGTCAACCTCTTCTTTATATCCACTCATTTTAAATTAACGGTGTTGATTAATACTAATTGAATAAAGTTTTATTAATTGTAAAGTTGCTAATTTATGTATTTAGAATGAATTTGAATAAGACTACTCACTTACCATCATTGGCATTAAAAGTATGTGCTCATTGATAATCATAGCCCGAGTAGGGTCCATCATTTCAATCTTAACCGTATCAGATGAGATTGATTTTGCTATCCCGGACAAGTATGGAATTTTGACACCTATTTTAATTTCTGCGTTGGCATTTTCAATGTCAGCAGAGAACTCTTTACCGAAATCTATATCGCTTGTATGGATTTCGCTATTCTTTGTGTCAAGGTCGAGAACTGCCATCTGAGAAGCAGGATTGCAAGAAAGTAAACAGAAATCAAGTTTCTCAATTAACTCCTTCCGATCGGTGTTTAAAACTATGTTGAGATTCTTCGGAATGACGTTTCTCCATGCGGGATACGTGCCATCTCCCACATGTTGAAATATAGTCTCAGGACCGGATTGAAATTGCAGCCATTTACCGCAATGACTTTTCGATAATGAAAACTCTTTGTCGATCAATTTGGTTGAAACATAGATGTCTTCTGGGAACGACTGACACTTTTCAAATAGCATTTTGTGTGCATCTGAAGCTACAACGTAACCTTCAGCATCAAGCAGGACGTGAGACATGATAGGTCTTAATGGGTCGTCGCCAACAAACGGGAAAGCTTTTTGGATTATATCTGCAGTTTCTTGCGTAATAGTACACATGGTCTCGTAAACACTTGGCACGTCCAGCATATTATTCACATCGCCTTCACAAATAGTAAGCTTGAATACACCTTTCGAAGACCTAATGTTAAGCTTGTCGAGGTTCTGATCGATGGAGATGTCTGAATTTTTAAGCTTCGTAGCTATTTTCAGCAGGTCTTTAAAATCAACACCACCGTTTATGCCATCAAAAATCGGATCTTTCAGGCAGTAAACTTCCATATTCAAACTTTGCAGGGCTACTGTATGCATGGCACCGTCTAATATTATCACCTTTTCAGTGATTGGAGCTACTTTCTTCTGACACATTGCTTTCTTAGCTCTATTGAGCATATCTTTAAGTTCTTTTGCTTTCATAATACGGAATATTATTTTAAGTTTTTATTGTACCATTTGATAAATATGATTGCACCTTCGAAAGCTTTTTCCTCCAAAGGTTTTTCAAGCGTACTTGTAAAGTCTTCAGACGAATGGATTCTGAATCCGATCGGGCTATCTATCCATACTTCTTGCCTGAAAATATGAATGCCAAAGCACCCAAGTATTTTAAACTCATCTGGAACTTTTGCTATCTTAATTAAGACAGGCATTATTGAATTCCAATCAGAGTAGTATTTTATGTCTTCGGATTCATCCAAGCCCATAAAGACATTAATCAATTTAACGCCCTCGGCAAGCTCCTCTTCTGTAAGAGCTTTCACCTGGACAACTGATAGTGATATTATTTCCTTAAATAATTTCACGGTTAAATGAAGCTCCACGCCTTCAACCAGCAGTATGTCAGGGCTAACGAAATCGATTAGCGTACCTTCGTCACCTTCGAACTCAAGTATAAGTCTTAGTTGATCCTCTACGCTTAGCTCACCTTCTCTCAGGTAAGGACTTGCTGCAAATATTGCTCTTCGGTTAATCATCGGTTACAGTATTATTTAAAATCTCTTTACCACCTTCTTCTAAATACCACTTGGCAAAGTCAGCACAAGCTTCAAAAGCTGCCATCTTTTTAGACGTACCCTCGCAATCAATTTCAAAGCTTGCAGGGATAACAGGAATTTGGCACATGTTATGCCAGAGAGTAATAACTGTACACTCAGGCAAGATAGATTCAATTTTATCCAAAGCAACATGCAGCCAATCCCATGAGTCATGAAATTTTGTTGTAAATGAGCTAGTCTTATCAACAGGACTAGTATACATCAGCCCGTATCTTCCATCATACCAAGACTTTATTTCTAACAGCTTAGCAATGTATTCTTCTCCTTTTAATATTTCCTGTTTAGTCATTATTTCTAATTAGTTTATAAGTGAAGTTACCCACGGATAGCCATGGGCAACGAATGATTAGTTTAAGTCTTTAAGCTTAATAGTTTTATCAGCTATCGCTTCTTTAGTCTCATTGGTTGTCATTCCAAGAAATTGGTTGCGATACTTTGCAGTTGTTGCTGAATAATCCCATTTGCTTTTATCGAGATACGTTTTTCCTTTTACTTTGGCTGCTATTACAGTTTCGTAACTCTGGAAAAATACATCACCACCGATAGTTATTATAAATTGACAAGGCACATTGTTGCCCTGATTGCTTTTCATGTTTGACACCTTCGGAAACTTTTTCATTTGATATTCTTTTTAATTTTTAGTATATATCTTAACACCCTTTAATTCAAACTCAATCCCTTCAGGTAGAGAGTTGAATTGATTCTCAGTAATAGACTCGCAAAACTTATCGAATTCTTTTTCAGTTAGGTTTTTATCGTAGTCTTTCCAGTTAAAAGTGAGAGTGTTTTTGTGATTGTAATAAATATGATTATTAAAATCAACACCTAGCTTTTTAACGATAAACAGATCTATGGCTAATTCTGTTTTAATCTTATCGATTTTACGGGCAGCATATGCTTTCAAGTCAGCTATTTTTTTAGCCTTATTGTCTGCCTTGGTTTGTATTGATCGCGCTTTCTTTTTGTCGTCGTCATAATATCCGGCAGCAACTTTAGATTCAAAATCTCTTACCAAATCAATTTCAGGAGCATTGTATTGACTTTTCTTTGAGTCATTAAGGAAGATTAATCCAGTCAGACCTTCGAGCCTCTTTATTGCAGCGTCAGCTTCATTTTTCCAATCTTTTAAAATACCTAACGATTCAAGCAGCAAGGCAAACTCTAACTTGTGCTCACTCTTGATTAGGATATCGTAATTACTTGAAGAGACTCTATAGTAGGCGCAAAACTTATCTTTACTCATAGGCTCGCCGCCTTCTTTCAGATGATAGAAGCCATTCTCGACAGCATATGTTGGAATACCTGCATAGTCACACAAATGCAGTCTTATGAAATCATCATACTTACCGTTGAATACTTTACTTATGTGGTCATGAGCAGCACCGCCGCCAACGTTTCGCCCATGCTCATATATATCGCAGACGATTGCAAAATCTTGATGTCCGGTTTTGCATTCATCGTTTAATCGAATTTTAACGGTAGTCCTTTCTTTTCCAATTGTGACTGAATCCTTATAGATTAAATTATTCGAGGTATTATTTTTGGTTGTCATTGGTTTGAGTTTTTAAAATCTAACAATCTGATTGCCAATCTTTATTATTGCGCTTGGCTTCGCTTACCAAATCACTGAGATATAAGCCATGTTTAGCGGCTTCTCTTTGTTCATAGGCGGATATAGTAATGTAGGTAGGGAATCCTTCAATAGTTCCGTTTTGAACTATGTAATCTTGATAATATGATTCCTGTTTCATGACTATGGGTGTTGATAACAGCTAATAACTTGGGCAGGCTTATTGCACCCGCACTTACATGTGTTTACATGCTCACCGCTACCGCAATAACAAAGGGAGATGCCCCAATTATTAGTGCAGTGGTTACACGCTTGATATTTTGCTTCTTCAAGTTTAGTGTCAGGAAAGTTGTCTTTAAATTCCTGCTCTGTCATTGAATAATTTTCCTTGTCAAAGTCTACGGTGACTGCACCGCAAGTACATTGAATTGCATATGTAACTTCCATGATTCTTAGTTTATGAAGTAATAAATCCCATCATGCATGAACTCGCCTACAATCCTGGCAGCATCCGCGCATTCGGTTCCAAACTTCTCTGCTATGTGAGATAAAACATTCTCATACACTTTATGTGCATACATTTCTTTTCCTAAGTCATCTACAAGAGTAAACATTTGATTTTAAGTTTTAGTTATTGAAAATTATCTTTTGTTTCCGCACATGGTGCAGATCATTTTTCCAGTTGCTTTGCTGCCCAAATAGCAGCAGATTCATGTGTACGTCCAACGCTTATTATCATACGTGAAATAGTATTTCTTTTCCCCGTATTTATTAATATAGGAGTAGATTTTTAACATAGTTTCATTTGTGCTCTTTTTAAAAGAGCGTTACAATATTATTTATCAAAGAAAATAAAGAAAGGAGCAGGTATAAACCATGCAATAATACCCAGAGGAGCAAGCCAGTTTCTAAATCCCATAAGGAACCCTTGAGAAAAACATATAGCACTGGCAAGAATAAGCACGAGACCGATTACAATGAATGCATTAATAATACGGTTTAAAGTTTCAGAATTCATTTTATATAAATTTTAGTGAATAATTTTGTGGCTTAAGCGGGACTCGAACCCGCGACCCAAAGACAATTTAATCTTTGCGCTCTACCAACTGAGCTACTAAGCCGAAAAGCTACTATCGTATGACAGTAGCTTAATGAGTATGTAAGTAAGAGAAAAAGGAATTATTTAGTTTCAGTTTTTGATTTCTTAGGCTTGGCAATTTCAATACAGTCTTTGTAATCATTGTCTGACATTTCAGATTCACCTATAACCATAATAATGTCGTTTTTAAAGGCTTCCATTGCAGCGCCTGCATTTTCCTTGTAAAGCTTGTTTTTAATTTTCAGCTTTGAGTTATCAGTCACTTGATTCATGCATTGCGCAATATCAAGCACCTTTTCGTTATTAATAGTAACAACCAAATTGAAAGGTCTTGAGACTTTGATACCAAAGTTTACAGAACTGCTATTTTGGATAGCAAGCTTTCTAAACACTGAATTAGTCACGCTTTGCGCTACTTTGCCAATGTTTAATTCTGCTTTACCGTCATATTCATATGAAACAGCTTGGATAGTTCTTAAACCTTTTTTGTCTTCTTGTGATAGTTCAAAATTTACAGTAGTTTTCATGATATTGGATTTATTTGATTAGAATTAAATTTAATTAAGCAATTACGAAATATCCTTTTCTTATAGCCTTAACAGGCAGTTGAGACTCAAAGAAAGAATCTTTTTCTCTTGACAACATGATTCTAATATCGTGCTGCATATCCTTTTCGTATTCTTTTACAAGAATAGATATTAAATCATATTTTGTAATCATGATAATAAAGTTTTGCGCTCTTTTCTAAAGAGCAATACCAAAATAATATAGTAGGCTTGACAGTAACAAACTGTATAAAGATCACATTGCATAAACAGTAGATAGTAGACGCAAAGCCTTTCAAGCCATGTAATTAAAGTTAGGGCGTAAATCATTTTACACCCATGACCGTTCTTTTGGTTCTTAGAATTCCTGTAAGGTCTAACCTTAATTCATTTACCCCCTACCAGAGTAATCAACTTAATTGTTATTTCATAGGGTGTGAGAGTTTTGTTTTAAGTCCATTATAGACTCGATACCGATTTAAAACAATGCCTTCATTGCAAAAAACCCCTTTTCTATATGTCAAAGAACGTACGATATTAATTATCCTGATTAAATCCGCGGTAAATGATATTTAGAACACTATGAATAAATATAATTCCTTTCGGATGAAATGTAAACAGACAAGAAATAAAGAACGATACAGAAGTGTAAAAATCCCTTTGTGGGGTGTTTCGTTGTTCTGTGTTGCTAAGGTGCGACGAAAAGATTTAATACGCAAAATTACTTAAATCATTGATAATTAATGATAGTAACAAAAAGGTACTAAACAATAATTACACAGTTGACACGTACGAACGTCATATTTACATGATCTAGATAAGAAATACAAACAACACATTAATAAATAGTTACATGTAGAATGAGCTACAAAATGATAAATAGACAGACTAAAAACAGCCGTAAAACACAAAAACAAATTGCTATGTGAAAATAATTTAAAAATAATTGACAATTAATTTGAGTATCCCAGTAACAATAGGGCGTACAGAGATATCACACAATTTGTAAATTATCACACAAGTATAAGAGAACAAACAAATAACACTATAATATAATAGAACAAGAATGACCATCAATTCAAATACTCCAAACAGTTAAGCAAGTAGTCATCCACTAATAGAGAGTAAAGACAATACAATACAAAGAATAACACTAAAGAGTATAACACAAACCCAGGGCAACATACCAGTACAACACGAAAGCACCACGACACAACAGGAACGAAGACACAAGACAACGAAAGACCATAATAAAATAAGGATAAGGGGAGGGATGACGGGATAACGAGGGAGGACGGGATATGTCACGATTTAATAAGGATGAGAAGGAAAAGACTGTGGGAAGGGAGGAATTCCCCTAATCAGTATCCCCTTAAGCAGAGTAGCTCCCATAATTTCCCTAAATTTCTCACCACAAACTCGCATAACACACAATATTGTACCAAGTAGACAATAGTATTTGGGTGAGTAGTGAAAAAAATACAGACCATTTGTAAAAGTATTAGATATCTACACATAATATCGAGATAGAGTATCATTTCCGCGCGAATAAGGCAGTCAATCAGATTAGGTAATATGTGCAGAGTTGGTGGATAGTAAGTAGTCCATCGCCACCAATACCCCATGAAAAAAGGTAAAAAAGTATAGAAATGAAACGGAAAAGCGGATGGATAGGAAAGGGGTGGGGGTACTTTCGGAAGTGGAAGAGAGGGCTGGGAAACGCATTAGGGTACTCTCAGCCTATTCAAAATTTCATTTTTCCCATTCCCTAACACTTCCTTCTTCACTCTTTCCAAGTCCATTTTCCACCTTAAAAGTGGTCTATTCTCTCCATTTCTCCATTTAATCCTGATTATTGTTTAATTCAGCGTGAAATCCTCAGAATAGGAATTGAGTATTCATGGGGGTTGAATTAAAAGTTCCCCGAGGTGGGATAAAAGAGTGTTATTTTCGATTATTGATAAGTGTACTACTATTTATATTGGATCTAATCTATTGGTGCCGTATATTTGTGACGTTATCATTTTAAAAGTAAATTATCATTAAAAGGATGAATAGATATGAAAAGAGTGCAGAGTACTTGTTTGAGCGAGATTGATCCATCTGGAATAAAGCCTTCGGTTCTAAAATATTGTGTAGATCAAACGGGAATAGATAGGAAGCTAGGTTTTGATTTTGGAGAAACGGTGCTTAATATGCCTGAGATCCCAATCCACAGTATGCCAACTAATATGCCAGATATGCATATGTATCGTATTGCTGCGCACGTAATGAGCGAAAATGAATACATAGAAGTACGTGAATGTATTTCTGCGCTACTGTGTAGTGATGATCTATCTAAATACGACAAGGTTGTTCTTGATAAGATTACGCATATTTTGGATGGTAAAGTAACGTTATAATTAAAAGGAGGATAATTATGAATAGAATGAAAGGAGTATTTGTATTGTGGAATGAGCGTGCTAAACTCACAGGAGTGTTTGCGCTTGACGTTGATAAGTATGAGGACCAATTGGATTTAATGCAGTTGGAGACCGGTTGTGAATTAGAAGTGGTGTTTAAGTCGCCTGGCATACCTAAATGCAAAAAGTACATTTCCGATACGCTAGTTAATATGAATCATTACCGTACCTACGGTGGTTGGTTCGATATCGACTGTGTAGATATTCAATGGTTGTTCGCAGACCTTCTTGTTTTCGATTTTAATAATGCATCTGCTGTGGCAGGAAGGTTCGGGATTACGATGCGAAGTGCTTATAGGATGTGTGGAGTTAAATACATTCCAGGATCAGAATTGTAATTTATTTGAATTATTTTTTTTTAAAACAAAGAAACACTATGAGTCTTAGCGATAACATAAATAAAGCATTGAATCTCGTTCCAGATAGTTTTATTGCCTACTACACAACAAATCATGAATATGACACTATTACTATTATGCATCGCTACGGTGTTTGTATGTGTCGAATATCATGGTATCACAATGATGACGAAGAGGTGATACTTGATTCTTTGGATGTGTCCAAGGCTTTCAGGCGTAAAGGCTATGGATTGATGCTTCAAGAGCTTCGGGAAGCCATGGGCATTGCTTTAGGTGCAAAAAGATCAACGCTATGGGCTGTTGATGGCTGGGTCCAGAAGTGGTACGAAAGGCGAGGTTATAGGTTTTGTGAAAATGACCATCCATGGATGAAGAAGAACTTGGTATAGTTTATATTGATTCTAAGTTAATGGTGTAGTAAATTTGTTGTAAATAAATACTTTAAGCACATGAAAGATCAAGTTTTAATTGACAGAGACAAACTGCAAAAGCTAGAGAATGAAAACGTAAAGCTAAGAGCTGTTGAGAATTTAATTGACAACGGCAAATTCCTTGTGATAGATGGATCTGTCAGGAATCATGTTCATGTTGTCGGCTACGGATCTGTTGATGTAGTGTCTGACATTAGGATAGTTGGAAAGAAAAATATCCTTAATGATATAAAGAAGTGTGTTTACAGCGAAGTTGAGACTGAGTTTATTAAAGAGACTGATATCTTGACTGCTGAGATAAGCAGACTTAAAGCTGAGCTAAATAAGCCATTATGGAAGAAGATATTAAAAATCGATTAATACTTAAGCTATGTTAGAATACATCAAAGGCGAACTGGTGGACCTACAGCCAGATTCAGTGATAGTAGAAACAGGTGGATTAGGATACCTGGTAAACATCTCAAATGACACCTCCGAGTTTCTATCTACTTTTAAAGCTGCCAAGCTTTATCTACATGAAGTGATAAAGGAAGACTCTCATAAATTATACGGATTCTACGGTAAGGAAAGCAGGAGTGTTTTCAGGTTGTTAATATCGGTATCAGGTATAGGTGCCAATACTGGCATGACGATACTCTCCGGAATGACTACGAATGAGGTCAAGATTGCCATCTCTTCTGGTGACGATAAATCTTTCGTAAAAATCAAAGGCATAGGTGCCAAGACTGCCAAGCGTATTGTTGTGGAGCTTGCAAAGAAGGTTGGAGAAGATGATTTATCAGACGTACCTAATATTAATCATACTGGTGAAATGAAAGCTGTAGCCATGAATGCATTGGTGCAGCTCGGATTTCTACTTGAAGATATCGTGCCAATTGTTGATGAAATATTAAAATCAGAAGAACCGAAAAATTCAGATGAATTAGTAATGCTTGCAATTAAGAAACTTTAATTGTATTAACACCAATCGAATAAAAGCCCTGCTATTTTAGTTGGGCTTTATTTATATTGCTTCTAATGTAATTGTGTCTTAATTTTGTTACTGAAGATTAATTTAAAGAACTAACGTATGAAAAACCATGAATATGGATGGCTATTGCCGATTAAACAATGCAATTTGAGCCACACGCTAAAGCCAGGCTTAGAGTTATCCGAAGGGCGTATTACTGTCTCAGACTACATTGAGTATATGAAGTCTGATGATCCAAATTTTAAACTAAAAATGAATTTTAACAAGGAGGCTGATATGATTACTGAACGAAAACAAAGACTTAAAAAACTCAACACGAAAGCATTAGAGCTTTTCCTTAAAGATGCAAAAGAAGATGTGGATACAATAACTAAAGAACTCGAAAGAAGAGAGAAATGTGGAAAAATTATTGTACAGGCTGCTATGGGTATCCAAAACGGATCATTGCTTGATGAAAACTCACTGGTAAGAACAGAGCCACACGAAATGCATGCGGAAGGATTATGCTCTGAGCAGCCAAGCAAGGATTCAGTATTTTACTACATTGCCTCGAAAGGCTACGCTTCCACAAATATTGATGTTTGGTACGATGATTACCAGAAAGTATGGAGATGGACCTGCGACATCTATAAACCTTTCTAGCCATGACTAAAGAATGTCCAGAGTGCCTATATCCAATGGATAAGGTTGTGATTAAAAAAGGAAGTAAGTGGAAAAGGGAAATTGCCAATATGGTTTGTCTCTTATGCAACCACTCAGAGAGAACCGTAGGTCACTATGAGTACGAAAGAGCATGTAATATTAAAGAGGAAGGTGATTATCTAAACGAATAATTGATATGAAAAAGTTTGCTTTAATAGACGATAAAGACCAGATAGGTAGAAATTATCTTGTATCTGCCGGTTATTTGTGTGAAGAACACAAGGATAAATTACTGCGTAACGATTGGGATCATATGGAGGATGATTTCAGATACACTAATTTTACAGCAGGAGAGTTGTTAAATTTCGAATTTAAGATTCTGATAATGCCTGAAGGATTGAACAGGCTGAAAGAGCTTGCGCCAGTTAAGAACTCAAATATGGGTTGTTATAGTAGTAAAACAGAGTAGGAAATATTAAAATATTGTGAAGTATGGAAAGAAATAACAGGAATAGAACCCCCGATGCGGTGACGATGGATATATTCTCAATGGTTCCAGATGAATCGTTCGATGGATCGCATCATCAACCAGATTACGATGAGTTGCCAGATTTTGCAAATGAAGACGATTGGGATGAGCTCCCAGACTTTGAAGAAGAAACGAAAGAGTACGATATTAAAGCCAGACTTGAAGCTGTTCATTCTCAAATGCGTCGCGGTTATATTTCTGCTTACCTCATATTAAATCCTAAGTTGTCAATTGATGAATTCGACACCAGGACCAACACTGACTATATAAAGTGGGTGTACAACAAGCATAATGTGTTTTGTGATGCACATGGCATCAACAGAAAGAAGAATGGTTACACTGCTAAAAATATAATGGATTTCGAAGACTTCCTTTATTCCGAAATAGATCCGCTTGTTATTTGAATTCATTCTAAAGTAATTAATTAGTATTTTACACAAAAATCAGAAAGTCGCAAAACATGGAGAAGATTAATTTAGATAACATCAGTAGAAATGAATTTAAAGGTATGATCCTAAGATATAGCTTAAATGGGAATGTGCTGAGGTGGTACTACTGCCGGGCAGAACAGAGGGGCTTAATCGTAATGGATTGATTATGGAAAAATCGGAATACGTTAAACTTCAGGAAAGCGACGAGGTTCGTGAAATTAAATCCAGACTTACAGGACGACAATACATTGTAATACCTGGACGCGGTGACATTGTGTATGTCGGCAACAGATCCACTCTTAATCCATGTGTTTTTAAAGATGAGATCAGATACATTCAAAAACGTATTGGTGATTATGAGTATATTAATGTGTACATAGAAGGTCTTGGAGGAATAATTGATTTTTTTGACGAGATAATTCATTTTCAAAAACCTTTCAATATTGAAAATCAACCTATTGATGAGTCAGAAGAAGTATATTTGATGTGTTCAAATATGATATACTGTCGGGAAGTAAAGGAATAAAAAGAGGGAAGCTTAAACGCCTCCCTCTTTTTCTTTTATAACCATAGGTCCAATTGGCTCATCATTTTCAATTTTGCTAGGTCTGGGTTTTAGCGGCTTCTTAAACTCCTCATCTATATATGCACAGATTGGAGCAGATACAAAAAACAAGAACCCTTCCTGTGGATTTCTGATTATATCCTTAATCTTGGCAGCTTCATCCTCATTTATTTTAACCGGTTCAAGATTATGAAATCCTTTCCCATAGTCAAGCATTTCATACGAGTCAGCCTTTTTGAAGATCATGTTAGCTGCTTGCTTAACAATAGTCTTCATCTGTTCCTCATTGTACTCGACTTCGTTGATGTCTGTTATTTTAACATCCATTAAATTGATAGTTCTTTTCATTTTTAGTGAATTTTGATTATTAAAATTAATTTTTATTTTCTACTGCTTCATTAAATTCAATTATCGCAGCATACCAATTTATTTTATACTTATTATTCTCCAACTGGCTTTTTGGAGTAACAAACTCATGATCCGTATATCTTGCATCAAGAGGAATCTTTTTCTCTCTCAATAGTAATTGATCCATCTCATTAATAATACTTCGACCTCTGACCGTAAGGCGGTACTGAACACATCTTCTGTAATTCATATTATGCCCCTCCCATCGCTCAATATACTTACGATCCTCAAATCTTATCATCTGAGCCGCCACTAGTCTTCGACCATATTTATTTGGAGCATCCAAAAACTCTTCTTTCCCAAAAGTTCGATTAAGTCTGCCAAGTCGCATTAGCGTATTTAGATCAATAATGCTTAGCTTTGTTTTTCTGAGCATGTACTCTTGAATCACAGGCATGTAAGCAGCAATGTGAACATCGTTCCTACTACTGCCAAGTCTCTTAAGTTTCTTTTTGTACCATTTAAACTTTCTCATTTTAGAAGTGGTGTCTGGTTTGGCGTAATAGTGCCTTTTTTGATGTTTACTTGACGCCATATTGGTTATTCTTGTTTCATAAATGATATAAAGATAAATGTTTTATGCCATATAATCAATAATATATGCACGTAAATCCCTATATTTGCTATATGGAATTATTCTAAATTAGCGATCATGAGCGAAGAGCAAAGAAATTACGGAAATAAACTAATTTTTGAATTAACTGACAGGTTTTTTGGAGTTGCGGTAGACGACAATTCATATAATTACCCCTTATCTACATTGGTTGATTTTCTTAATCAGAATCTTGACTTTAGTGGCGGAGAAGGCGATGTTAATTTCCGTGTCATAGATTACGGTAACACATCTTTATCTATTGTAGACTCAACCAATCTAGCCGATCCAATAATAGTAACTGGGAGTGATATAGTAATCTTCAAAAGGAGTGATCCAGTAAGAGGTGAGATATCCGCATTGCTTGTATCCGGTGAGGGGACCTATGGTAGTGGAGCCACGCAAATATCAGAGTCAGATCTTCTTTTCTTCGAAAGGGGATTTGCTTCTTCAGATGTCAATCATGACGAAACTACGAACTTTGTTCAGAATGAGCACATAGAGCCAGATGCTAATAGTTTGGTTATCGAAGGTGGAGTTCTTGTTGTGAAGAAAGTTAATGATCATACGGTAGAGTCGGATGTTCCTGCAGATGCCGAATTTACAGATACTCAGAATCCATTATCTGATACACCTACATTAAACGACTCAGGTACGGCAGCAAGTACAGTAGCTACGAATGTTTTAAATACAGATATTCAAAATCACATAGGTGATTCATCAAACCCACATAATGTTTTAGCTACTCAAATAAGCGATTTCCAAGCCCAGGTATCACTGAATTCTGATGTCGTACTAAATACAGCGTACAGGAATGTAGGACATGTTCCTTTGTCAGAAAAGGGTACACCAAACGGTGTTGCTACTTTGGATGGATCTGGACTTGTGCCTGTGTCTCAACTACCTAGTTTTGTGCAGGCTGATTGGGATGAAACAGATCCCTTGGCAGGCGCATTCATTCAAAATAAACCTTCCGATGTAACCAATCTATCTATTCATAGCACAGATGAACTTACTCAGGGTCTTACTAATTTATATTATTCTAACACATTAGTAAGTAATAATGCTGATGTGTTAGCCAATACTAACTATAGAGGTGTAGGACATATTCCATTGTCTCAGAAAGCTGCCATGAATGGCGTAGCTCCTCTTGATGGCAGTGGAATAGTTCCATCAATACATCTTCCTGCTTTTGTTGATGAGATTGAGGAGTATGCGAGCTTTTCGTCATTCCCTACCACTGGTATTGCCAATATAATATACTTGGCGCTAGACTCAAATCTAACGTACAGGTGGAGTGGTAGTGTGTATGTATTGATAAGCCCCTCAGATGTTGATTCGGTATTCGGCAGAATAGGCTCAATAATTGCTACAATAGGTGATTATACAACTGATCTTGTAACTGAGAATGGAGGAGTATTGTATTTCACGAACCAAAGAGCAAGATTAGCTATAGATGCTACAGGTGATCTGTCATATAATTCAACCACAGGAGTTATAAATTATACTGGTCCTACTGACTTATCATCATTCTCAAATGGTCCTGGATATTTAACATCTGGAACTGCCATGGATCTTACAACAAATCAATCTGCTGATGGAATAAAGACGTTTATTAAGCAAGCTATATTTAATAATAGCATAAGAATACCATTATCACCGACAAGCGGATATGTACTCACTACGGATGCTGCTGGTAATGGGACTTGGCAGGCGCCAACAGGAGGTCATGATCCTGTTACGATCTCAGGACAGAGCTATTTGTCGTTAATTGGGCAAAACATAAATGCTCTTCAGGTGAATTTGACATCGCACGTAACGGGAATCCTTCCAGTATTAAATGGAGGAACCAATAGTTCAACTGCGTCTGGTGCTAGAATTAATTTAGGGTTAGCCATAGGAAGTGATGTTCAGGCATGGGATGGTGATCTAGATGCTATTGCAGCACTAGCTGGAACCTCTGGACTATTGAGAAAAACTGCTGTAAATACATGGTTATTAGATACATCTGATTATATAACTGGAAACGAAACAATAACTTTATCAGGAGATGTTACTGGATCAGGAACAACTTCTATTGTAACTACCGTAGGTGACGATTCTCACAATCACACATCTAGTACTATAACGTTGGCTAGCACAGATTTAACTGACACTGTAGACTTAATTAGATTTGCAGACGTAGATGATATGCCTGTGGACGGGGCTACGACCATTCCAATAAGTTCTAATTGGGCATTTGATCATACTGCAACTACAAATGCTCATCATGATTTAGTGACAATTACAGGAGAAGACTATGTATCATTATCTGGACAGCAAATTACTTTTAGTGATATAGATTTGACTTCTAATGTTACAGGTATTCTGCCTAATACAAACGGAGGGACAGGGATTAATAATTTTGCATTATCTGATGATCCTGAATTAAATATTAGTACAACTGCTGCGTCTACTATTGCAACAAAAACTCTTAACGATAGGAGAATTGAGCACACTGAAAACGAAGATTACCCTGAAAACTACAGGGTATTATCTACTCGTGAAGATAATGTTTTGAAAGATGCTGCGAATGATAGGGATGCACAATTGCTTCTACCAATAACATCGGTTGATGCAACGGCTGTATTTTCATTTACCGACTTATCTGGCATAACAATTATTAGTTATTCAGGCGATCAGGTATTATCTATTTCTGGGAATGACATAATATCAAGTGGTGTTGGTAACGTCCATTCATTGTTGTTAAGTAATGGAGATTCCTATCCATTACCCCACCTCGGATACGGCTACGACTCTAACGGAGATGCTGTAGAATTAACAGTAAGTGGTGGAGTAACAGAAGGATATGATGAGAATGGAAGTACTCATTTACTTGATAAAGGCGCTATTGCCAGGAATCCTGAGTTAGTTGTTAATGGTGGATTTGATACCGATACTGATTGGAATAAAAATCCGAATTGGACAATAGATAATGGTGTCGCAATTGCTGATGGTACTACTTCCGAAAATATAAATCAAGGTCCTGATAATGCTATTATAGGTGAGTCATATATTATAAGTTTTGATATTGTATCATTAAGTGCGGGGCAGTTTTACGCAGCTTACGGGGGTGGTAATACAGCTGCATTTGATACAATAGGAACCCATACAGACATAGTAAAAGCTGTAAGTACAACTAGAGCAAAAATTGTTGCTAGAAATTTTGCAAATGGTTCAGTTGATAACATATCAGTAAAACTAGCAACCCCAGACTACATTCCAAACAACAATGAAGGACAAGCAATACTTCCTCTAGTTGAAGGTGATACGTTCATAGCTGGTTCAGAAGAAATTGGAACCAACACTACTACTTTCATTGAAAGATTGTTCGAGACAGGTAATACTAATCCAAGTCAACTAATTTGGGATAAGTCTAACGCTTTAATTTGGAAACAAGTAGTTAGGGATTCAGATTTTTATGATGCAGTTAACACGGGTGATTGGCATAACTCAGAGTTGAATCAAGCTTATATTGACGAGAATGTGGAGGTTGCTTATGCTGATTTGATAACTATCGTTCAGAAAGATGGGCAATTTGAAAGTGTTACTTATAGTGATGATTTGGTTAAGATTCTCAATCGAAATCCTCACAATATTATTGCTTCGGATATTCCTGACTTAGAATCAACCATTCATGCTTCGGCAGTAGATATTGCATTAAACATGATAACTGATCCTAATTTGAATGGTACTGATCTTACAACTGATGTAAGAGGTATTCTTCCTGTAGAGAACGGTGGTACAGGCATTAATAATTTCGATGTAAATTTTATTGCTAGAACTAATGTTGGTAATCTATTTTTAAACAACAACACTTTCGATAATAGTTCAGAATTGCCTTTATCGTTAAGACGTTTAGGTTCTGCATTAGGAGCTGTTGGTATGGATTTCACTAACGATTCTGGAACATCAAAAATTGTAGCAAACCATAATTCCATTACATTAAGTCCAGGATCAACCAATGATTTTATAGTAGGAATATCAGATGTTACTTATAAAGGAGATTTGGTCTTTAATGCTGGTAATTCAAATTTAAATACAGTAGATTGGACTGCTAAAGATTTAGTTGCAGAGACAATTCAGCTAATAACAGGTGCTACTGATGGATATATCCTAACATCTGATGCAAGTGGAAATGCTACATGGCAAGTGAATGCTGGTATAAGTACTCCTGCACTGCAAGAAGTTACCACAGAAGGGGCTACTACTGATGTATTCACTGTTTTTAATGGTGGAATTAGTAGTTCGACTGGTACTAAGACAAGATTTGGATTCAATGCTGCATCGGTAGGAACAGGAAGTAATACAACAGCATTTGGATATAAAGCTGGAGAGGATAGTACCAATGGTTTTTCATGGACTGCTATTGGTTCTTTTGCTGGTGCTTCAAATACTACTGGTGATGCATGGGTCGCAGTTGGACGATCATCCGCAACATCAAATACAAGTGGCGATAACTTTGTTTCCATAGGTGCTGCATCTGGTCAATACGTTGCACTTAGTAGTGGTTATATTACAATTGGACATCAAGCTGCTGATTCACTAAATGGTGGCGGGAATGCTACATCTATTAGTAATTCGGTATATATTGGGAAAGATACAAAAGTATCAGCTAATGGAGTGACAAATGAAAATGTATTTGGATATGGTGCATTAGGTGGTGGAATTAATACAGTTACTCTTGGTAACTTAAGTGTACTGGAGGTTATTACAACTGGAGAATTTAATAGTTCAAACGCCTCCCCATTAGCATCGTCGCCAGGAGGAATACCAGCTACTAATGGTTATGCTTTAATAGCCGATGGTTCTGGCGGATCAAGTTGGACTTCAATAAGTACAGGTACTCCAACATTACAAGAAGTTACCACTGAGGGTTCTACTACATCTGTGGTGACAAACTTTACAGGTGGTATCACAAGTACATTTGCTACAGCTAGTGAAAGATTTGGCTTTAATGCGGGAGTTAATACTACTGGTATATGGAACAGCGCATTTGGTTATGAAGCTGCTACACTAACTACAAGTGGGCAATTGTATACAGCAATTGGTTATCGTGCTGGTGCGTCTAATATTACAGGAGGATCATGGACAGCTATTGGGTCTAGAGCTGGTGAGAATATGACTACTGGCGGGTCGTGGACATCAGTTGGTCAATCATCTGCCAGGAGTATGATTACAGGTTCAAATTGGACTAGCGTAGGCGGTGATGCTGCTGGAAAAATAACTACGGGTAATAATTGGGTTGCCATAGGTACTGCTGCTGCATTAAAACTTAATGATAATAATAATAATGCAACGGACTTTACTAATTCAACATATATTGGATCAAGTACTAAGGTTTCAGAAAATGGTGTAGATAATGAAACTGTAATAGGTTATAATGCTGAAGGTGCTGGGTCTAATACAGTTAGATTAGGGAATACATCAGTGACAGATGTTCATTCATCTGGTACATTCAATAGTTCTAACGATTCACCATTATCATCTTCTCCTGGTGGCACTCCTGCTGCTGATGGAAATGTATTGACAGCAGATGGATCAGGGAATTCAAGTTGGGAAAGTATTGATGTATTTAAAAAAGCAACACAGACATTAACAGGAACTGCACCAACCTACAATTGTTCTACTTCTGTTAATGCAGGAATTACTTTATCTGGGAATACTACAGTTACTTTAACTAACTTGGTTGATGGTATGAGTGGTAACTTTAAGATCACACAAGATTCTGGTGGAAATGGTTATACATTAACCCTATCTCCGACACCAAAAGTTATAAACGGTGGTAGTGGAACAATAACACTAACCAATACTGCAAATGCAATAGATATACTCTCCTGGTGGTATGATGGAACTACATTATTTACAACCTATGGATCAAACTATAATTAATATGAATCAATTATTTTACGGACATAATCAACGAAGAGATAGATGGCAGATATCAACAACAGTCTATAATTCTGTAAATTACACTGATGGAACTGTAGATATGGAAGGTTTAACGTTTAAAAGTGATGGATCTGCATTTTATGTAATTGATGACATTATAAACACTGTGATAAAATATGATTTAACAACCAACTGGGATTTAAGTGGAGGTATCACCAAATCAAGTGATTTATTTTTGTTAACCAATACAACTAGAGGAAGGAGTATTTATATAACTCCTGATGGAATACACATGTATATTACTGACTATACTGGAACAGTATCTTGTGATCATTATACGATGAGTACTCCGTGGCTGCTAACATCTGCAACATATTCAGATCAATTTATTTCACCAACTAGTGTAATATATTCTCCATTTGTAACGAATGATGGTTTATTAATGTTTTTGACAGAGATTAATGGTGATGTGCGCAAATACAACCTGAGCACACCATATAATGCATCTTCTGCTACGTTAATAGCTACCGAATTTCGCGCAAGCGGATGGAGTACTACAGCATCTGGATGGAATCCTAACGGACTCCAACTATTCAGTATAAATAATAATATTCTTAACATAGATCAATTTGATTTTACAACACCATTTGAGATATCTAATTTAGCAATATCAGATGATACATATGATTTATCTACCCCTATAGTCATTTCTTTTGGGTTGTTTTTCAAACCTGATGGAACTCGATATTGGGTTGTAGATTCATCTGTAAATACGGTCTATCAGTTTGATTTGGCGTAATATATTATTTGAATACTCAATAGGATTAATTGTCGGTTTTTTCATATCTTTATAAATAAAATTAATAACTAATAAAAAAAATCATTATCATGGTAGTACAAGAAAAGTTACACGCGTGCCAAGATCAGGAAGAGGATGATATAAATAATAATGGAATAGAAGAGACAGAAAGCGAAGGTAGACCGCCAGGAACTCACAGATAACCTATGAAAAAATTTGTATTATCCATGATGTTTTGGATACTTTCATCTATAATCTTTGAGAGCTTGTGTAAAATTGGAGATCCGCAATTATGGACTGCCTTTTTTTACACAGCCCAAGCATTATTTATATACATGCTAATAAAGCTGACAAAGAGTTTAATTCTAAGTGATAAATATAATAAATTGTTTAACATAGCATTTATTTACTTGTATATTAGATTTGCTTATGAAATTTCAATGCTCTTCAAAATAATAGTTGACAGCACACTTAATATCATTTTATGGGATGTGATTTCAATGATAACATTCTTGACAATAACAGTAATTTATTTAAACATAGACCATGACGAAACATGAACGAAGAACATACGTGTTGTCGATAATAAGCATAGCCTGCGTTGTTACATTAGGATTGTACACTCATTTTTCTGCAAGAGCTTACACTGTTAATGATAAGCTTATAGAAACTATTAATTCCAAAGCCACTTATAAGTATGTTGATGATCGTGATGCTAATCTTGAAAAGTCGATCGAAGAGAACTCTGAAAATATAAAAGATAATTCTGCAACGATAAAGGCTAATGATAATAGAAATGAAGATCGTAATCAGAAAATGTACAACATGATACTTGACATATGGAAAGCTAGGGATATGGATAAAAACAATGACAAATGAAAATAAGTAAATATCTATCACTAAAAGAGGTTATAAAGAGCAATACCGCTATAAGACTTGGAATCGACAATAACCCTGAAGCAGATCATTTAGATAGCTTAAGATTTATAGGGGCTAATATATTTGATCCAATGAGGGAGCATTTTGGAATTCCAATTGGCGTTTCATCTGGGTATAGGCACCCTATTTTGAACTCTGCTATACATGGATCTAAAAAATCGCAGCACCCCATGGGAGAAGCCTTGGATGTAGATGCAGATATATACGGAGGAGCCAGCAATACCGCTATCGGTAATTGGATTATGAATAACTGTGAGTTTGATCAATTGATTTTCGAGCACTGGAATTATGATGAAGGTGATTTTTCTTGGATACACGTATCCCTAAGGAAAGATGGGAAGAATAGAAACCAAGTCCTTGAAATGTACAAGGAAAATGGCAAATCTAAATATAAGGTATTGTAATACTGAGGCGTACTTGAACACTACGTCTTAATTGTGAACAAGGAAATTAAAGAGCAGGAGAATCCTGTTCTGCATTAAACGCACATTTAATTTCTTATCATGGCAATAAACATTAAAAAAGGCGATGCTAGGACATTCTTCCTAGAAGCCGATCCGAAATCAAAATCATTTAGAGCTTTTGCAGATGGAGATTATATTTCCATAGTTAGTGATGTTGAGAAGAACCCAAGTATAACCAACAGGACGTATTACAAGAATTTTATTACTCGAAGTGCTGATGGAAGTATTTTGGTTGATGGGACCAGTGGTGGAACCGTAACTGAACTTGTTCAGTCTATAAATGAAATTGTAAATTTTAGCGGAGGCTCTGTCAGTATCATCCCGGACAACCTTATTTTCGCTGATGCAGCAGCAAGGGATGCGTATTTCGATCCTGATAGATTAGACGAGCTAATTACTGGACTTGAGATACTATTAGAAGATGATGGCTCTGGGAATCGTATAATCGAAAGATGGGTAGGCGAATCCAGCCCCCCGTCATATCCTGCTACTCCTGCTGATTTTTGGGTTGCAATTGGAGGATCATCATTAACGGCAGCTCAGATAAAGGTTCTTTATGAGTCTAATCCTGAGACAAATGCTCTTGTTGATGAAGCTTTAGCTATCTTGAATAAGTTATCATTAGAGCCTAATGGCGATATAAAGTCTTCAGCTAGTTTTATATTCCCACCAGGTTCTGCACAGGTAGGTGATTCAAAAATATCGTCAGGTGGTAGGGCGGTTGTAACTGAAAGTTTATCAACTGGAAATAAAGGTGCGTTCGGAATTCAATTGTTTGATGATACGAGCTACAAGAAAGCAACCGTATTCGATCCTTCCCAGACTTCAGCTCAATTTCCTGTTCAAGATACAGATGATTCAGTTGTAAGTGGTATTAGAAATAATAATTTCAGCCAGATTGTTCAGGCTGATGTACAATTTATGGCTATACAATTTAAGCCAGAAGGAGGAATTATATCACAGGCTTTTAAATTCACTATTAGGATAAATAGTTTAACAACTCCTCCATCATACGAAGAGACGGTAGAATTAACAGATCCTAACCTGTCAGATTTAGGTGGTGGAGTATGGCAATTAAAATTAAACAATCCTAACATTTATGATGCTGGTTTTAGAGTTTATATAGAATCTCAGGATATAAGCCTATTAGGTGGTAATGGATTTAACGGACCTGTGCTGTTTGGAGATACTACTAACAATAATTTCTTTCCTTACTTAGAGGCTGTATCTATACCTATAAATAGATTAGATGTATTAACGGAAGAGAATTTAACTCAGAGACAACTAATACGCTCTGGTGTTAAGGGTAATTTTACTGTAGCGTCACAGACCGGTAATACTGAAATAGCAGTCAGTGCAGTTGGTGGTTCGTTTGAAGTGTTCATTAATGGTGATCCAGATACGGACAATTTGGACGGTGTCTCAATACAGGTTCCTGATCAGGTTCTTAATGTTCCTGTGGATGCTGTTGCTCGGAAATATTACGGCAGTGTTACGGACAGTGGGGCGATTGCCATTGGGACAACTAAGACTACGAGTGATAATATAACCACGATTCATTTGCTCGAGTTTATAGCTCAGAATGGGGAGTTAGTTCCTGAGTCGTTAAGAGCTGATCCATTCGTGACTTATTCAGATAAAACACTTCAAGGGATATTGGATACAGATCGAATACGAATTGATGATCTTATTATTGAATCAACTGGGGATAACAATCTAACCTTGGCTCATACTGCATTCGATGTTATTGGGAATGGTCAAAACTGGGAAAATGATAAAATCAATCCTCACATTAGGAATGTTCCTGAAGCAAGTCCAATGGCATGGACCTATGTTTTACAGACACAAACAGATGTACCTCCGATTGGGGTTGACACAACACTAAATACTACTCAGTGGGATGATGGAGGAACTCTTACAAATCTGACCGGGATACAGGCGACAGTACAACTTGTTCTAGTGGAAGGTAACGACTTTGTTGTTTTGCCAGGACAGCAAGTATTTGACAATTATGATACGGCATTACTGAACGCTGATGATGTCAGATTTTTTCTACCTCCTGTTTTGTTTGATGCTGTTGAAGTTGGACGAATTGTTATTAAAAACGGTGCTACTGATTCTGGTGATACTGATGAGATTACAATAAAGAATCTTCCTGGAACTTTCAGTGGCGGTGGAACTCCTGCTCCAACAACTAACTTCTTTGATGTTGACTTTAAGTTATTGAATGGAGTTGATAATAGTAAGATTGCACGATTCGATGCAGGTAATGTTCCAGCAGGAACTACAAATATTTATGATTTCCCCGAAGAAGAAGGTGAACTTGTTGTTAATTCTCCTAAAGATTACAAGATAATCGAAAATATCGATTACAACATGGAGCAGAAAGACAGGTTGATTATGGCTGATGCCAGCACACAGGCTATCGAGCTTGTTCTTCCTGATAACCCCACAGAGGGTCAAAGGCATATATTCTTTGTAAAGGACAACACAAATGCGATAGACTTGGTATCAAATGACCCGGGGGCACCTATTGGGAATCCTGTTCAGGTTCAACCAACTTTCTTGCAGGGGCAATGGGTATTAAGTTCTGATTTTGAAGATACTTCTGGAAATGACAGAGACTTGGCGCAACAGGGAACTGGAGGGCAGTTTACACCAAAGATTATCAATGGTCGTAGCGTTAATATGTACGACACAGAAGGAACACAATGGTTTCAATCTACAGGATACAAGGGTATTTTGGGTACAACCCAAAGAACATTTACTTGTTGGTATTGTGCTAACCAATTGACAGAGCCAACAAGCATTCAAGACCTTATTAGTTGGGGAGTTGCAGCAGAGGGGCAGTGGTGGACGGTTGGATTTCAGGTAAATAGTTTTGTAGCGGGCATATATGCAGCAAACAAAAAATGGAATTATACCAAACCAGATGTAGCAGTATTATGGGATGGAAACCCTCATCATATTACAATTAGACAAAATGGTCCGAGTACAAGTACTTTTCAATTATTAATAGACGGTGTTATTGTTGGGGCGAGTTCGCAAGATACGTTTCCGAGCATGAATACTCAACCTGGTGCAGACGTTACGATTGGTACTTCTTTTTCGGCAACTGAGAGGCTAATTGATGGGTGCTTATATGATGTCAGGATTTGGAACAAGTGGCTGTCTGATGTTGAGATTAACACTGTAAAAACTGAAAATCTTGGCGGTGGTGTTAATATCTCTGCATTGCAAGACAACTCAGTTATTGAGGCATCTTTTGATGGTACGGAATGGCGTGTTACTGACACTCTATATGACTTTGTATCTGACCTTCGGTCTGATCTTGACTCTCTTGCAGAAGTTGCTAGAACAGGTGACTACAACGACTTAGATAATAAGCCTATTATAGAGTCTTTTACCGAGACAGCTTCTATTTTCGCTGGTGAGTTCTGGTACAGAGTAACATCTACACCACTTGGAGAAGGTGGTGAAAATGACCAGTTAGGTATTATCAATGCTATTTATACAGTAGACATGGATACAGAGTCTACAATAAATAGAGGTCGTGAAACAATGATGTTTAGCGTGTCTATGATCGCTCGTGACGATACAGAGCTGCCATCTATTAATGTGTTGAGTTCACATACTGAGGGTAATTTTATAAATGTATCTGGTATTCGAGTTGTTGCAGAGCAGTCATCGTCCTTCATTGGACAATATCATGTCGAGATTAGGATTGACAATACTTCCGGTAACACAGCTACAGCTTCAGTTGCTATAGGTAATAGAGCTGTTAACGACAATCAGTTACCTGCGAACTTAATACGGGTAGATACAACTACGACACCCCCTGCAAGGGTTTCTAAGTCAATATCTGTAGCGAACAAGATGTTTGATGCAAATGATGCATTTTCAATAAATAAGTCTGGATTCTTGAATTATGGTGGATCTCAGGGCCATATAATGAGAGCTAGTGCAAACAATATTCCATGGGCTTTGGTAGTTGTAAATCAAGGACCATTAGGTACTACTAAAAGTGCAAATGCTTCTGTTGTGCCTGGCACAGTTTACACGAATACAATACTTAATCAAAGTGGACTAGTCGAGTGGTTGAATACTTCTGATGGTGGTGAATTAATAGAGGTAGGAAATGTTGTAAATAGTCAGAAAGTAATTTCTATTACAGAAACAGGAAATTCACATCAATATATTCTTGACAAGACTGGTTATTATGAGTTTTCCGTTGAGGCGACAATTCTTAATGGTGATAGTCCCGATGCAGCATATGCTATAGTTCAACTGAATTCAAGCAATGAAGTAATTAAAACAGTTCAGGGGTATGAAATAGGTATTGCTAACCCTATACCTTTAAATATGAAGTGGTCTGGATATTACAATGCTGGTGAAAGCTTTACGATAGTTAAGACTGCTGGGTTTGGCGTTGGAGATTCGCTAGCCATGAAATCTCCTAGAGTTGAAATTAAATTTATGGGTGTAATTTAAAACTTGAAATTATGACTAAAATATTAAATGCATTCCTCGACGAGGAGAAATCAAAGCTTGCATCCATTACGGATGTAGGCTCTGGTGCAATAATTACAGCACCAGAGAGAGAGAAATTAGGTAATCAGTCCGGAATAAACACAGGAGATGTTACGTTAGCTTCTAATGATACTACTCAGGAAACACTTAATTTATCGAACCAGGAATTGTCCGTAGATGTTGTTACTCAAACTACAGATGGTGCAATGATAGCTGAAGATAAATTGAAGCTTGATAATATGTCTGGCAATGGAGCTGGTGATGGATGGTCCACTGGACTTGAAGTAACTGAGCATGACCCAAAAAATCAAACTGTAGATTATACGTCTGGAACATACCTAATAAATGGTATGACAAAAACTATTACATCAGGTGGGGTTTACGACCTTGAAAATGGCTTTGGGGCAGTAGATCATTATACTGGACTTACAAGCTACCAGCATCGATTTGTGACACTATACGTGGGCACTGATCAGGTTGTAAAATCAGTACAAGGACCAGCAGCAGACAAGAAAGAAGTTCCTGACCTTCCAATTACTCCTGTTGATTCAGTACCAATTGCTTTAATTGAAGTCAAGGTAGACAATAGTGCTATTCCTAAAGATATAGGGAAGAAGGATATTACAGATACAAGGAATGCACCAGCCTATAATACCGATGAGTATGTAAGGGTTGATGCTGATGATACAGAGGCTGGTCATTTGGCTGATAAATTAGTTAATGATGGTAATGTTACGTTTACAGTCGTAGATACAGCAGGTGTAAAAACTATTAAGGCTGATGTTAGTGGTGGTGGTTCATCTATCAAATTAGCAGTACAAGCATACCAACTGACAACTGTAACAGGTATTTCAAGCGACACAACTGTAGTATGGGATGATAATGAAATAGATCCAGATGGAGCTTATAATGCATTAACTGGAATCTTAACTATCCCACAGACATGGATCGATAATTATGACTATATGACTATCACAATGTCAGTTTGTGCTGGTTGGAATGGTACAGATACAAAGATGACTCAGTTAAGTATGTATTATAATAATGGTTCAGACACTTTATACATGAGAGATGGTCACTCAAAGATGAAAGCTGGGGAATCTGTGTATAATCTTTTAAATCTAACTACCGCAAAATTATCTTTATCAAATTATACTGCTGGAGATTATTTCTACGGGAAATGGGAAAATGGAGCTCCATATGCAGATATGCTAGGAGGACATGATAATTATATTCAAGTAGAACTTGTTAAAGTAAATTGATTCTATATTTAAAAATTGTATCTTTCAGAATCATTAAAATTACATTATGGGTAAATATAAAGATGAAAAAGGCACCACAAGGATTGGTGACATTCTAAGAGGTATGGGTGATGTCGGGAAACCTATTTTGGCTGCCGCAGGAAAGCTCACAGGACAGCCATGGCTAAATGCTATTGCTGATGGAATAAAATCATCGTCTGACATAAAGGGAGAGCAAAAAAGAGCTCTATTCGAAATGTTAAAACTTGACGTAGCTGACAGAAAAGATTCAAGGAATATGAACGTGGAAATTCAGAAATCCAAAAATGCATCATGGCTGTCTAAAAATATTGTTCCAATGCTGGCTATAGTTCTTACCTTAATGGTAGCATTAGCCATAGTTGCTTTATTCTATGTGTCGATACCTGAAGCGAACAAGGCGACCGTGTATATGGTTATGGGTTCATTAATGACAGCATGGATTGCATCCATAACGTTTTATTTCGGATCTTCTCAGGGGAGTAAAGATAAAACAAATGTTTTGTCAGGTAAATAAATTAATCATTAATCTAAAATCAATAACATGAAAGGAATCGCGGGTTATGGTGGAAAGAAAACAGCCACTAAAAAGAAAAGCTCTACGCATGGTCCATCGGCAGGGATAGGTAAAAAGTCCAAATGTAGAAAAGGGTTGCCAATGTTAAAGAAAGCAGGTAATAAATAACCGAATAGAAAAAGAGGAGTTTAATGCTCCTCTTTTTTTTCGTCCATTAAAACGGACGATAACAGTCGATGAAAGCACATGAAAAAACGTGCTTTATCTTAGTGTTAGGCACAATGCCTTTCAAGTTTAAAACTAAGTGGGTTAGTGTAGGTCTGTACTTCTAATCAAATAAGGCACAGTGCCTAACACGTAATATAACCCATGCTTAGTTCGGTTCATTTAATCAGCGGTAGTGTGTAATTGCCAAATTTTTAAAAGCCCCACCGCACTTTAGCTTTTTCAAAGCTATTAGAGTTAAAAAGAAGATAAAAACGCAATTCCATCTTCTAAATTATCATATACCACATCGGCACACCCTTTCAAAAACTTCAAGTATCTGTCTTTTTCATGCCCAGTTTCTAAAACCAAAACAACAGTTTTACCTAAAGCTTTTGCATATCCAATTTCAGCACTCAACCCATATCCGCTTGGGTTTGTTCTTTCCATGTAAACCCAAGCAAATATCTGTATGCTTTATGTAGTGTAAATCCCAACAAGCATACTCATGCCATTCAAACTCTTTTTTAAGTTCTTTTTCTTTCGGGTCTTTAAATTCAACGTTGGTGCATTCTTTTACTTTTTCTCTCCAATCAGAATTAAAACCTCCTGCTAAATAAACTGTTTGTTTTTTCATTTTTAACCTTTTAAAATTTGTTCTACTTTATTATCTATTATATGTTCAAATTCAATCTCACAAAATGTACCGCAATCGGGCAGTATTGGCGGTTCGTGTCTGCCTCTTTCTGGGTCTAAATCTTTTAGAAATACACCTTTTACACAGCTTCTATTTGCATGCGCTTCCATTTCAACCATTCTTTCAAAATGCTCTGGAAAATCTACACGTATTTTATTCCAATACCCCATACCACCTTTTACACAACCAATGCAATTATTGTTATGGTAGCCTAATTCATACATTGCTGGCTGTTTAATCCCTGCTTTTGTTAATATACCTAAACATTCAGCTTTACTTAGTTTGCTTTCAATTAGTGGGTAAATAGGTTTTGTGTGTGGGTATTGTTCTTCAAATCTTATCGCTCGGTTTATTTCTTTCTTTGTAAACTCAAAACCAAATATTTGTCCGTCAAAGTCGTATTTTTCTTCAATATCGTAACGCACTTTCTTTTTTAATTCAAGAGTACACCTTGCACCGCCAACGCCATTAACGTACTTTGTTTTCTTTATTACATCGTATTGGTCGGTGTATTTTTCACTTCTAAATATTTCAATTGGTGCATCGTACCACTTTTCACAATCTGCAATAAATCTTTTATTGTCTGGGTGTGCACTATCAATTTTTATATAGGCAAGTAAACAGTTTTCTTTGCCGTATTTTTCTAAGGCTAATTTACAGGCTACCGCAGAAGTTACTCCACAACTAAACCATAATATTTTTTTTGCCATCGCTTCGCTTTTAAAAATTTTACATTCGTTCATTTATTGTAGGTTCGTGCGTAATTGTCGCACAGGTCATATTACTATCCGTTATAAAATAACATTTACACAAAGATAACAACACCTATTTTTAGAATGAATATAAATTGTATTTCATATATCCATTAAAAATAGTTAATTTTGATTTATACTAAATAAGAATAACTTTTACCAAATTAAATTGAATTATGAACGAGGACAATAAAATGAACAAGGAGTTGAAATTTGGCAAAAATGCTAAAGCTTTGATTCTTGACGGTGCAAATGAAGTTGCCCAGGCTGTAGCTGTGACACTTGGAGCAAAGGGTAGAAACGTAGCCATTCACAACCATCTCAGACAACATCAAATCACTAAGGATGGTGTAAGTGTAGCTGAGAGCATTTTCTTCAAAAACCTTTATAAGGATTTAGGCGCACAGGCTATAAAGGAAGCAGCTTCAAAGACTAGAAATGCTGCGGGTGACGGAACATCTACCGCAACTATTTTAGCAGCAGCTATTCTGAATTTAGGTTTTAAGGTTGTAGACTCAGGGATTAATCCGATTTTACTGAAAAGAGGTATCGATGAAGCCACAAGGGTTATCGTATCTGGGTTAAAAGAAATAGCTCGACCAATAAAAGAAGATTTATCAGACCTTGACTTTATTGCCAATGTATCTGCAAATAATGATCCTGAAATTGGTGATGTTATCTCAGAAGCTATTAAAGCTGTCGGAAGAGAGGGGATAGTTAACGCAAAAGGGGTGATTGGCGAAGAAACTAAGGTTGAAATTGTAGATGGATTTGACATTCAATCAGGAGCATGCAACAAGTATTTTCTTACTGACATGAGTAAAATGCAGTCTGTTCTTGAGAATCCTATCATTTTGATTTGTGACATCACTCTATCTCAATTAAGTCAGATAACACCTGCTATGACAATTGCTGCACAATTAGCACGACCATTAATTATCATAGCCGACGATATAGTTGATGAGGCTTTAGCGACCATGACTTTCAATAATTTCAAAAAGTCTATTCGCTGTGCCGCCATTAAAGCTCCATTTTCAGGAGAAATTAAAAAAGATGTACTTGAAGACATAGCAACCCTTGTTGGAGGGATTGTAATTTCAGACAGCAAAGCTATAAACATCGAGGATGTCACGGTTGAAATGCTTGGTTCTGCTGAAAAGGTGATTGTGAAAAAAGACAAAACCACAATCATTTCTGGCTATGGTGACGAGGATATCATAGGGGATAGAACTAAGGAGTTACGTTCTCAACTTAATCCAGAGCTATCTAAGAATGATCGTAATAAGATAGAAAAAAGAATCGGTTGTCTCCTTGGTAAAGCTGCAGTAATTACAGTGGGTGCCATGTCGGAAACTGAAGCTGAGGAAAAGCTTGATCGTATTGATGATGCTTTATGGGCGACTAGATCAGCTATTGAAGAAGGAATTATAACAGGTGGTGGATCGGCATTCATTCATGTTCAACACTTACTTGATAATATCATCGGAGGCACTAAAGATGAGCAAATGGGTATTAATATCGTCAGAAAAGCGATTGAAAAACCAATTACACAGATTGCAATGAATGCTGGCGTGTCTTGTGATAAAATCGGATTCTTTGAATCTTTTTTTAATAAAAGAGTGATTGTATCTGATATTATATCTGAAGTTAAGAAAAAAAATCATTCTTTCGGATGGAACGCTTTAACTGAAGAGGTTGAAGATTTGAACGCTGCAGGCATTATTGATCCTGTGAAGGTTGCGCGAGTTGCAATCGAGAATGCTGCATCTGCAGCAGGAATGTTACTTACAACAGAATGTATAATCGTAGATAGCTTGGATTAATTATGGCAATAAAAGCAGAAGGACGCGGAGTGATTATAACTCCAATAGAAAAACCGGAAATGACATCCGGTGGAATTCATATTCCAAACTCCAACGGGAAGTCTGGTGGAATGCGAAAGGGATTGGTCGTTCATGTCGGTAATGATGTTCCAGGACTTACAAAAAACATCAAACCTGGGGTCGAGGTGTTTCATCTTAGTAGCGCTGGTACCGAGATCGTTGAAGATGGTAAAAAGTTTGTATTCTTAGATCTTAAAGATGTAAAAGGATACTACGAATAATATTAAACACACATCCTTGTTCACCGATAGAGCTAATGATTCCGATTCGTGTCGTTTGATTTAGCTCTATCAAAGGATGTATAAATTACTTACTATGCAAGTTAGACAAATCTCATATGGTGAGAACGAAAGAAAAGTAGGATTTAAGATTGGATCTTCGGTTTGCAACGGGGAAACCAACGTGAGCTCTATTGAAGAGGAGTTTAAAGATGGATTTCTTATTGCGAAAGTGTATGTCAATGATAAACACAACTCGGTTGCCTTATGGAAAAAAATAATGGTGACTCAGAATAATATCGTGGTTACTGAATATGATTGGAAAAAGATAATCGAATCGCATGCATAAAAAAGAAATAGTATTACTGCAAGAAGTGCTTATTCATGTTCCTGACATGTACGTGAGGGGAAAGGAAGTTGGAGACACTATGATTCATTTCGTAATGTGCTTTAATGATATCGACAAGACGATTAGATACGGGACAGTTGTTTCGAAGCCTGATCTGTATGATACTGTCCTTGAGGTTGGAGATATCGTTTATTTCCATCACAACATTGTCAAAAGGAAAAAGTCAATGGATGGCAAGGATATGCATGGTACCTACGAGATCAATCGTCAGGAAGGATTATATGGCTGTCCACTTGATCAAATTTACGGCATTCAAAGAGGAGATGAGTTTTTCTGCCTTGAACCCTTCTGCTTCGTAAAGCCGGTAAAGAATGAGATTGTTCAGAAAAAAGGTGAGGTGTTGACGGTAAATCAATACACAGAAAAACCTAATCTTGGCACCATTAAATACGGAAATAAGGAATTGGCAGCAAAAGGATACAATGAAGGTGATAATGTAGTATTCAAGAACGATGCTGAATATGAATTCAAAATCAAAGGTGAAAAATTGTACCGCATGAGAACAAGACAAATAATTGGTACTTGGGATGGACATTAAAAAACAACTCATAAATCAGTCTAAAAAAGCCGTGGGCGAAATTATAAAGATTTTGTCCATTGAGCCAACGCAGACAAGAGTTGATGATAAAACCAAGTTGGAAACAAGAGTATTGCACGGGAAAAAAGATCTTCAAGTTAAAAAACAAGCATTTGTCCGGGCAAAAAAAATAATCTCAGGTGTACTTGAGATGGATTACAGACAACAGGATTGGGCTAGAACTGTTATTGATAGTTTAATAACAGCAGGAACCGAATCAGTTGAGCACCTTATAGCTTCACTTGATGCTCCAATCAAGGTGGATAAGATATCAGACAATGGGAATAATGTCTTGCAAGCCATGGAATCTAAATCTGTGGCATTTGAAGACGCGATGGAAATCTACGAGCACATAGATGAGCTTAGAAAAGTTGTTTCTGAGGACGAGATCGTGCTGAAAGAAGTTGATTATAACCAGGGATATGCGGAGATCTATGCTGATAAATTCGCAAAAAAGGGAAGCAAAGCAAAATACGCCCCAGGAATAGATGCTGTAATAATTGATCCAGAAGGAACAGTTGGAGATATAATTACCATTTCTGATCTACGAATTGCACTACCAAAGAAACCCAAGCGACTCAATATTGCAAATAACAATAGAGTTAAAGCAGAGCAATATTGGAGAAGGATCGATCCACCAAAGGCATTAAATGAACGTTCCTCTAAAGGTTTCGAAGATTTTATAGAGGAGGAGTTTAATCATAAAAGAAATGGCTATTGGTTTCTAAACAATGGCACTGCTGAATACATCAGTGGCGCCCATTGGTTTCATATGTCACGGTGTCGGACCGGTGCAGATGGAGGGTTTTATTATTTCACAAAAGCACAACAAAAGCTCTTCATATTCATGGAGGCTGTATGGTGTGATCAAAGAAGTGCAGGACTGATCCTTGAGAAGATTCGTCGTCTTGGTGCAACTGATATGTTTATGTCATTTTCTCTTTGTAAATCAACATTTGAAAGAGATAAGATTTTTGGAATGACATCTAAAAAAGACTCAGATGCCTCAAAGAACTTCCGCAGACAGACATATATGTTTGCTAACTTGCCATTTTACTTTAAGCCAATCTGTATAAATGAAACTGCTGCATCCAAACTTGATTTCCGTTCGCCTTCGCAAATGTTATCCAAAAATAACAAAAGCAAGGACAGAGTTGATAATTCCCTAAACACATACTGTAATTATGAATCTACATCGGAGGACAGTTACGATGGTGACGCGACAAGACTCTATTTAGGGGATGAGTTCAGTAAATGGAAGAAGCAAAATGGTAATACCATATCTCACTTTGAGATGGTCCGTAAATCTGCCACCAAGGGTGCCAGGATAACAGGAAAAATATTCCTATTCTCTACAGTTGAAAATGTAACTGGCAAAGATGCTGAAGATGAATTAGCATTAGCCGGGGATAGATACAAAAAAATCTATTACGATTCAGATGTAAACGACAGGAACGAGAACGGTCAAACAAAATCGTATCTGTATAAGATATTTATTTCGGTGTATGAGCACTATGAAGGTTATATTGACAGATATGGCTACGCTATACTAGAAGATCCATTAAAACCCACCAAAACGATGGATGGGGAGATTGTAGACATCGGAATAAAGACTCATATTCAACGTGAACTTGATCATTTAGGCAATAACATACGTGCCAGGGTAGAATATTTAAGGAAAACCCCGATTGAAGAAGCTGATGGGTTTGCAGTATCTGAAGGAATGTGTATGTTTAACCAGGGCAATATTATTACTCAGGTTGCCTACAATAACTTATTGCCAAAGAACAAACTTGGTCTTAATTCGAAATTAAGAAGAGGTAATTTCAGATGGCAAAAAGGGGTTAGAGATTGTGGGGTGGTTGAGTGGAGAGATGATCCAAATGGAAGATTCCTTATAAGCTGGATGCCTCCTGTTGAGCTTAGGAATAATGTGATAAGAAGAGGAAATATTCTAATGCCAGGCAATTCAGATGTGGGTGCTTTCGGTATTGACCCATATCGTACTGATAAAAGCAAGGATGGCTCGAAGGGGTCTATGCATGGTTTCACCAAAGAAAACGTGAAGGCTCCGAGTAATTTCTTCTTTCTGGAATATATTCACAGACCGGAAGAGAAAAAAATATTTACCGAGGATGTTATTATGGCAATGGTGTTTTTCGGAATGCCTGCTTTGATTGAAAATAATGTTCGTAATTTAGTTGAAGCCCTTAGGGAGCGTGGGTATCGTAAATTCTCGTTAAACAGACCTGATAAATTACCAGATAAGTTAACAGAGGATGAAAAGAAGTATGGGGGAATACCTTCTACAAGTGAGAATGTAATCCAGATGCAAACATCAGCAATTGAGAGCTATGTAGAGCATCATGTGGGCGAAAAAGATGATGACACGTATGGTGATATGATGTTTAATGATACTCTACTTGATTGGCTTTCGTATGATTCGAAAAATAGAACCAAGAGAGATGCTTCTATCTCGTCATCATTGGCATTAATGGCTTGCAATATTAAAACGAGAAGACCTGCAGCAAATAACGAAGTTAAGAAAGAGGCAGTACAATCATTATTTAAAAGATTTGATAATACAGGAAAAGTTGGAACCAGATTAAATTAATATACCATGGGAGCAGTTAACACGTTATTTCAGAATTATCCAGATCCTTTATCTGATAATGATACTAAGAAATCCGATGCTTATGGATTGGCTTATGCACGATTCATTGAAACTGAATGGCTATACGGAGCAAGACAGGATCAGAAATTGATTCAAAGAAGAAGTGAGCTTCAATACCTAGATTCTTTCAGAACAGGAGATGTGGATACATCTAAATTTAAAGATATCCTCAATGTGAGTCAGGATAAGGCATGGACAGCGTTCGATTGGACTTATTTTCAAATCATTCCGAAATTTATCGATATTATACGAGATGGGTATCCAATTGATATATTTGAAATTCAAGCAAATGGCATTGATAAGCAATCCATGAGCAGGAAAGAAAGGTATAGAAACAATCTGGAAACGGAAATGCTCGCCAAGCCATTTACCGATGCGTTTACTCAGGCAACTGGAATGGATTTCTCCCCCATGGGATTTGTTCCGGAAACCGAAGAAGAACTTGATGTTCATATGGATGAGTTTGTGCAGCCACAAGAAATAGCCATTGAGATATGCCTTGCTAAAATATTCGACATAAACCATTGGGAAAATCTTTACAGATTAATAATCGAGGATCTTATTACTTATGGTATCGGTATTGCCAGAAATATAGTTGATCCATCAGTGGGTATATTGCAAAGACGAATAGATCCGCAAAACTTCATATATTCATTTGATCCAGAACGCACAGAGGATAAGCGTGGTTGTTATTATTTTGGAGAAGTCCGAATAATGAAGATTGAGGAGATTAAGAAAGCCAGTGGAAATAAATTCTCTGACGAACAATTAAAGAGCATGATTAATGGCTCTCTGGGCATACTTGGTAATCCAAAAGATTTCCGTCAGGAAGAATTATACAATTACAATGTTGAGGTGATGGAATTCTGCTTCGAGACAACATTGAACGAAACTTACAAGAAGAAGAAGTACGGTAAGATTAGTAAACAAAAAGACACATTTGAGGTCCATGAAAATTCAAGGAGTGAAAAACTACAAGGAACCTACGATGTGTGGTTTGAAGGTTTTTATATTACCGGGACACAATTCGTCTACAACTACCAATTAATGCATGATATGGTTCGTCCAAATTCTGACATTAATAACGTAATGCCACCGTATTCTGTATTCGAATTGAGCACACCATCCATGGTTAAAAGAATGGTAAGTATTGCCGATGATCTTCAGATAACGAAACTGAAAATACAGCAATTAATATCAACAGCCAAACCGTCTGGTGTATCTATCGACATCGATGCGTTAGCTGAAGTTGATTTAGGGAATGGAGATGTTTTGAGAGTACCTGACCTTATTGACATTTATAATCAACGAGGAGACTTATTGTATTCAAGTCGAAATTTAGAGGGAGAGTACATAAATGGGGAACCAATCAAGCCTATCCCTGGTGGGATATCTTCTGAACTTCAGCAATTGATTGTTTATTACAATCACAATGTAAAGATGCTTTATGATGTGACAGGAGTAAATCCGGCAAGGGATGGATCTCAATCGCTCGACAACACATTGGTAGGAGCCCAACAGTTAGCTATAAATGCAAGTAATACTGCAACTAAAAGGATTCTTGACGGAACAATGTCTATCCTTCAGAGAAGTTCTGAATTTATAGTTTCACGAATTCAAAATATGAGCATGTACGGTGAAAAGTACAATCGTGCAATAATGAATTTACTTGGTGAGAATAACGTGAAGGTTCTTCAGGAAGGAAGTCAGCTTCACATGTATGAATATTCTATTACAATTGATGTAGCTCCAGATGCTCAAGAGAGAGCTAATTTTAAAGCTACGCTTGATCTTGCCATTCAGAAAGGTGATATCGATATTCCAGATAGAATTGATCTCTTAAATACTCGTAATCTTAAACTAGCCAATAAGGATCTTAAGATCAGGATTAAAAAGAGGAGAAGACAAATACAAGAAGAAAAACTTCAACAAATCAAAGCTACTGAAGATGGTAGAAGGCAAACTGCCATTTTTGTTGAAAAGGAAAAGCAAAGAACCTTCCAAATGCAAATGCAAGCTGATCAGGCTAAGATTACTTTCGAAGGAAGAAAAGAAGCCTTGCTTATATCTAAGAAAACTGAAGGTGATGCTCTACTTCTTAAAATGAAGTACATGTATGAATCGGATATCGAGAATAAGAAGAATAATTACCTTGTTAGATCTGATAGAATGAAAGAAGATCGCAAGGACAAGAGAACTGGCATACAAGCTTCTCAGCAGTCTAGAATGATCGATCAAAGACAGAAAAATACCGGTTCACAGGATTTCGAAACTGAGCAGGAATTAAAACAATTTGCTAAGAATGCACCGATCGAGAACCAACCGTTAAATTTAAATCAAGAAACTCAATTACCAATTTAAAATAAAACCAATGGCACCTCCAAAGAAAAAAGGAGCAGTATGTAAGTCTGCTAAATATTACCGGGACAATCCAACTGCTAGAAAGAAAAAAGCAGCTACCGACAAGAAGGTAAATGCGAGATCCGAGCAAAAGTCGAAACGAAGAGAGCTTGGAAGAAAAAACTATGCTGCGGATAAGAAAGGAGTTAACCGTTCAGGGAAAGACTTGTCACATACCTCAAACGGAACCATATATAAGGATAGCTCGAAAAATAGGGGGAGTAGTAAAGATACTCAAGGCGATAAACGTGCCAGAGGGAAGAAGAAATAAAAAAAAAGCCTGATATTTGGAGATATCAGGCTTTGCACTTATGTCAATTTTCGTGGGAATAAAAATCTAAACGAAATTCTCCAAGCGGCAAATCAATGCATGAATCGCACTCAAATTATCATTGATTGTATTTTTCATACTTTTAAGATCATGCATAACGCTTGGTGTTTGCTTATCATGATCGCTTGGTTTATCTTTTAGTTCTGGAAGACCTTCGCCACAAAATCTTTCAGAGAAAGCAGTCAGTCTTTCCTTAGCTTCTCTTATTCCTACAATTACATCTAAGAATCCATTTTTTAAAGATTCTGCCTCAGTTATTGGTGTTGGGCAACTTGGTTGATCTTGCATAATATAAAATTAAATGTTTGTTAAAAAAAAGATTAAAGTTTTAAATCATCCGAAGTAGGCTCAATTACCGAGCTTTTAGGATTATAACTCTCAGGATACGGATTAGGTTCGTTTAAACGCTTAAGATCCATACCAAGCCACATAATACACTCCTGAAGTTTTGTGATAGCTAAGGATCTTTCTCTGGAACCTGGACAAGCTTTTATTTCCTGAAGAATAACATCCAGATCTTTTCGGTATTGCTTGTTTGCGCACACCTCTTGTATTCTTAATTGTTCGATTTCGCCTTCATTTAAAGGTCTTCCTGCTGGCTGAATTTTGTCTTTCATTTTACAAATTTTAAATTAATAAATACCTAATTGGTCATTCAACTCATCTCTGGTGTAATCTTTACCAGATTTTATAGCTCTTTTAATCTTCCTGGCAATCTTAATCTTTTCGATAAGCTCATGTTTTGCCAGGTGAATTTCTTTATACTTAGCTTTAAGACCATTCATCCTCAGAAGAGTCATCTTCCCGTAACGCTCTATAATTCCGTCAGCATAAGCTCTTTCGTTGCCACCTTTAAAATTATTACAAATACTGCACTGTTTCCAAATATTAAAAAAATTAAAGCGTAAAGTAGGGTCTGATCCTACAGAATAGTAATGTCCTGCATGTGCTTGTCTTGTCCAACCTTCTTTCCATCCATGCCCACAACTAATACATCCTTTATCTACATCAATAAGTCTAACGATAGTATTTACTTCGGTCTGAAGATCTTTTTCAAATTCAGCCTTCTTTTTAATATCTTGCCTGGCTTGATTGTGCTTAATCTTATTATCTGTGCGAACTTTCCCTTTCGCTCGCAAAACACTCTTTTTAAGAACCTGCTGTCCTTCTTCTGAATTATAAAGCCATTTAGCAAAACATCCAGTGCATAAGCCATATTTATGAATAAGCTTATCATCTCCACAGCCGTAATCTTTAGCTTTCCCAATTCCTCTACAGACTTTCAATTTCTTTTTAATCATATGGCAAATCTAAAAAGAATAATCTACAATGTCAATAAAACTATACAATTCATATTTAGACTAATTTAAAATAAGGTTTAAGTGTTTTTTGTTAATGAAATTTAACCTACATTTGCAGAGTACTTAAAATTAGAACAATGGAAAATATTCAAAATTTAATTAAAGAAAAGGGTTTAAAAAACACCTTTGTAGCAGAAAAAATTGGCAAGTCTGTGCATCAATTATCTCAATGGCTAAATAATAAGAGAAAGATGCCTGATGAGGTCAAAAGAGATATTTACAAGGTCCTTTTGAATTCAGACAATCTTTTACGTGAGGCAAGAAATTTACTTTCACTATATCCTCTAATTGACAAATCTAACAAGCATTTCGACTTGATAAAACGAATAGGTGAGGAATTGGATCTATAACGGTAAGTATAAACACAGTTGCGTAATTAAAAGAACAAAGATATGATAACAGAGGGACAATACTTAGAAGCAAAAAACATTGTTGAAGCCTACGAAAAGCAATTGGGTTTATACAATGTTACCCACCGTAATATTTTAATGACAGATATGAACGGTGTGAAAATAATGCCAGGACACAAGATAGTGTACCAAAAGGGAGAACTGCTCGAGGCAACTTGCGATGTTGTTAAAAAGAGTGATGGTGTTTATTTAACCAACTGGTCTGATGATAATGAAACTATTCCAGTTGCCGATTTTTGGTATGAACCAACCGACCATAAGATAACAGAGGTGCTTAACTCACATTATGGTGGGTAACACCAAGATAAAGCACGTTTTTTCATGTGCTTTCATCGACTGTTATCGTCCGTTTTAATGGACGAAATTAATTAAATCAAAAACAACAGCTATGATTTTAGAGAATAAAAAAACAGATGATTCATGTCAAGTTATTGATTTTAAAAAAGAAGGCAATGAACTGAAGATTATTTGGGTTGCTGACATGCACAATGACTCAAAGAAATCGAGATTGAATTTCTTGAAAAAGATAGTTAAAAAATATCCGAAAGCTTATTTAATTTTTGGGGGTGATTCATTTGATGTGATGCAAAATTTCGCAGATCCAAGAGCCGCCAAATCAGCATTAAAAGATTCCCTTAAAAGAGATGACTATATAAATGCTGTAATTGAAGAATCTTGCGATTTCTATAAACCATTTAAAGATAAAATACTGGCTTTCAATCTCGGTAACCACGAGGAGGTGCAAATAAGGCGTCACGGAATCGATATGATCAAAATGATGGTAGACCGGTTAAATGAAACCACAAAGCATGAAATTATCTGTGGAGACCTGGCTGGCTGGATTAAGATTAGACATAGTAGAGGGAATGGTAAAGCAACTAAAAACATCTACTTTTCCCATCAGCCCATCTCGGGAGGTACCAGATCGAAAGGTGTATTGTCTGTTGATTTACTAATAGGTCGCTATCCTGATGCCGATATTTGGATTTGCGAACACATTCACACATCATGGATACTGCCATTAAAAATAGAGAGATTCGTAGATAATGGTTCTGTAAAGTATCAGAACAAGTGGTACATTCAAGCTCCAACACTCAAGGAAGAATTTTCGGGTAAAAAAAGAGGCTATGTGCATGCAAAAACATATCCAGCCACACCAATAGGTGTAGTTATATTAGATTTTGAAATTAGTCGGACTGGCATGGAATGTATGATGCCAAAATACGAATTACTCTAATTGAATGTGTTATGGTATAAACATGATACCGATCGGGTATAAAACAGCTACCATAGTGTCTATTTATACCTTATCGGGCTTATTATCGCTATTATAGTAGCTACGGCGCACATGTTATGTGTGTTCACTTAAAAACTGTGTTCAGCGACAATTAACACACTGAAGAAATGAACACGAAAAGATCTGAAAAATAAACAAAAGAATGATTAGATATGGGAAAGATACATGTTCAGAAAACAAATTTTACAGTCTTATCAAATATTCCACTAAGAGATAAGAAACTGTCATTGCGATCAAAGGGATTATTAGCCTTTATGCTATCCTTGCCAGAAAATTGGGACTATACCATACGAGGACTCGAATCGGTGCTTAAAGAGGGCAGAGATGCCATAAGATCATCAATTAAAGAGCTTGAGGAATCGCGCTATGTTGTTAGGAGAAGAGTTAGAGATAATAAAGGTGTTCTTGGAGGCGTAGAATACGATCTTTACATGGAACCTTCTGATAATCAACCTAAGTCGGAAAACCCTACGTTGGATAAACCTACGTTGGATGAACCTACGTTGGGCAACTCGCCACAAATAAATAAAGAAGGAATAAGTAAAGAAGAAACAAGTAAAGAAACTATTATTAGTACTTCATCTCCCGATGAAGAAAGCAAGGAAGAGTTTATTTTAACCAATAGAAAAAAGAAATTAAAAGGTAAACGACTTGAAGCCTTTAAAATCTTTTGGGATAAATTCAAATACAAAAGCGGGAGAGCAGATGCGGCTCAATCGTGGTTGGATATACCAGAGTTGAGACCATCTCTTTGTGAAGAGATATATGCTGCGGCTGAATTAGAAGCTAAAAGAAGACCTGCTTTACTTGCCAGTGGGAAAACTCCAAAGATGGCTCAGGGCTGGATAACGTCACGCAGATGGGAAGATGAGGATTTGAAAACTGAACAAAAAGAAGGAGGTTTTAAATGGTAGAAAATAGACTTTCCGAACACGGACAAGTGCCTCCTCAGGCAGTTGAGTTAGAAGAAGCAACACTCGGAGCTTTATTGCAAGAGAAAGATGCTTACGATAAAGTATCGACTATTATAAACTCAGATACTTTCTATAAACCCGCACACGGCTTAATTTTTGAGGCTATAAGATCATTGCAGATCAAAGGTGAACCTTCTGATATCTTAACGGTATCAGAGGAGCTTAAACGTCTTGGAAATCTCGAAAAGGCAGGAGGGCAATTTTATGTATCTCAATTAACCTCAAAAGTTGCTAATGCTTCTCACATAGAAAATCATGCCAGAATAATTGCTCAAAAGTTTATCCAAAGAGAATTAATAAGGATAGGTTCAGAAATTAACAACATGGGATATGATGAAACTTCGGATGTTGAGGATCTTTTGAACGAATCAGACAGATTAATGTCTTCGGTCAGGGAAAATGTAAATACTGGTGATACTGCTATTTCATTCAATAAATGTCTGGATAGCGCATACAGTGCATATGCCCAAAAGGAAATAAACAGAATAGACGGGGTATCCACTGGAGTTCCCACAGGGTTACCAAAGCTTGATAAGCTTCTTGGTGGATGGCAGCCTTCAGACCTTATAGTTTTGGCAGCAAGACCATCAATGGGTAAAACGGCAATTGCTTTGTTTTTTGCTAGAATAGCAGCTAAAAGTGGGCACAACACTCTGTTTTTCTCATTAGAGATGGGAAAAGATCAACTAACAAATAGAATGATCAGTAGTTACGATGTAGATCCATCCAATCTAAGAGATGGGAATATGAGCGAAGACGAAAAATCGAAATACAGTAAATTTATTTGTGATCATCAGGATATACCATTGCACATAGACGATAAAGCAGGAGCTACGGTTTCTCACATATCATCTACAAGCAGAAGGCTTCATAAAAGAAAGCCACTAGGCTTAATTGTTGTTGATTACATACAACTTGTTAATAATTCAATGCCTGGAAGAAGTAGAGAGAATGAAGTTTCTGAAATGAGTAGGTCTTTAAAGATTTTAGCAAAAGACCTAAATGTGCCAATTATAGCTCTAAGTCAGTTATCTAGGCAGATAGAGCAGCGAGTAGGGTCGGATAAGATTCCAAAACTTTCAGATTTAAGAGAATCTGGTGCTATCGAGCAGGATGCTGATATTATAATATTCCCTGTTAGACCATGGATTTATGGAATTACTGAAGATGAGGATGGAAATTTCATATCGAAAGGCGACGGATGTCTATATGTTAAGAAGCACAGAAACGGATCTCTTGGCGATATTAAATTCAGCTCTAACGAGTACCTGTCAGATTTTTATGATTACGGATCCGCTCCTTTCGTCGTTCCGGATAATGAAGAATATAATCCGAATAAGGGAATTGAGCCAGCTAAAGAATTTGATAGTGATGATCCGTTTTGATAATTTAGTTTGTTTCTAAATAATTATATTTTTAATTTTATAAATAAATCAAAAATTTTAACCATGAGAAAAGCGTATAGTGTTGAAGAGAAAACAGATCATTTTGAAAAGCAATTGAATTTAAAATTAACCTGCATTTCCAAAGAGGATGAAATTGAAGACGTTATAAAATACGTAAGTAAAGTGTATGAACAGACGTTTAAAGATGAATAGGGTATTCTTTTTTTTTTAGTTTGTTTCTAAATAGAATTGGTAGTAGATTTGTAATACAAAATCGCGGGGTGGAGAAATTGGTATTTCGCTGGGCTCATATCCCAGAGGTTCTAGGTTCGAGTCCTGGTCCCGCTACACGTAGGTAGCTCATTAAAAACTGTAACGCCCCACAGAAGGATAAAGGGCGCACGAGCTGAAAGTTCCTGGAGGGAGCGCGTAGTAATGTCCTTAATATAAAAGACGCGCAATTGGACCTTTAGCTCAGTTGGTAGAGCAGATCCCTCATAAGGATAAGGTCACTGGTTCGAGTCCGGTATGGTCCACATGAGTAGCTGGGATTAAAACGTAATTACATTTGGTGGCACATAGTTCCTGTTATTGGGTTTAATAGGCTTACAAGGTGAGCGAGATTAAATTGCGCAGGGTGTCCTGCCGCTACTCTTCTTATTGTGGTTTTAATTTAATTTTTACGTAAATTTGTACTATTAACTAAAAATTACAATCATGCCAAAACCAAAAATTACAGTTAAGACTAAGACTCGAGCAAAAGCTAAGCCTGGTGTAAAGGGTAAGGCTAAAGTCGGAACATCGGCAACAAAGACTAAAGTTAAAACTCGTAGAAAATCTAAAACAACAACTACAGGATCTAAGAGTCTTAAAGCTGAAGAGAGAAGACTACAGAAAGAAGATGGCGCATATTTAATGTCAGAGCGTCTTCATCCTATCACTGAGAGAACTTACAATCTTGAAACAAAGCGTAAAGGCTCTAAAGCAGGCTATAAAAAGTCAGGAGGCAAATTCTATAAAATAAGGACTACAGTTAAATAATACACAAATAGCGAGAGGTGAGTTTTAAAGGTTTGTTGCGAAAACAAAAGGGAGTCATTTGACTCCCTTTTTGCTTGTTCTTTATTTTGTATTACTCAGATCCTTTTCTGGATTCTTTCATCATCTTCTCAAATTCTGCCCAATGTTCTTTCACTTTCTCGATATCACCAGTTCCTTGGTTGAGCTGAACAGCAAACTGAAGTGATGCTCCTTTAATTTGAGCGTTAATAGCAGAATCTTGTTTTCTTTTAGCTTCTGCTATTTTCCCCATATTTATCTCTTTACCTTTTTGTGATCCAGTTTGTTTCATGATGCTATTTATTAAATTAATATTAAACTTAAATTCATTTGTGATCAGAACGGAAGATCATCTTCTTCAGGTGCTCCAGGCATTTCGTTTTGATGAACTTCTTGTTGGGGAGAATCATCTGACCTAAACCTCTCTACCTTCCAAGCTTCAATATTTGAGAAGTAATTCATTTTGCCATCTTTTTCAAACTTCCTTCCCCGGATATTAAAAAACACCTTAATTTCAGAATTGATATTAAAATCATCAATGATATTGCATCTATCCTGAGTTAGTTGGAATTTCACGAAATCATTCCAATCAGAATTCCTTTCGTTTTCCACTTCGATGACAAATTCTCTCTTTTTAAATTTATCGCTAATTTGCTGTTCGTCTTCCTTAACTCTAAGGAATCCATTCATTTCATAAGTTGTGCTCATTTTCACAATATTAAATTTCACAATAGTTATATCGACAATAAAATTATACAAAAAATTGAAACTATATTGGCATTTTTCCATATATTTGCTATTATATAGAATAAGTCTAAATTAAAATAGTAATTAAATTTAATCGAGATGTCTAAATTTCAAGAAATTCTGAAAAATAGAGGGATGCAAGTTCCTGAGCCAAAAAAAGAGACTCATGTAGAGGATCCCAATAAAAATAATCCTCCAAAGAACGACACTCCTCCTCATAATGAGCCGCCTAAAAATGAGACTCAAAAAACAGATCCTCCAAAGCAGGATCCACCAAAAACGAATGAATCTACTTCTAATCAGTTTGATTGGGGTACCGTAAGTGAAGAACAATTTTTTAATCGTTTGACCGAAAAGGCAAACAGAGAGATTAAATCTTGGGAAGACTTAGCTCCTCAAACAATTGAAAAAGAAGTTGAAAAAATAGTGCCACAAGAACTGGCACCTGAAGTTGATGCTTTCAATAAGTTTCATCAGGACACAGGAAGGGGTTTTAATGATTTCGTCAGAACCCAGAAAGATTGGAGCACTGAGAGTGAAGATGTTAAGCTAAGGGGATACCTAGCAGAACAGCATCCTGAGCTTTCACGCGATGATATAAACTTCCTATTTGAAGATACTTATGGAATTCCTGACAAATTGGAAGGAGATGAATATACAGACGTCGAATTACGCGCAAACGCATCTGCTATTCGTAAAGCTGAGATTTTCAGAAAACAAGATGCTAGTAAAGCAGAAAAGTTCTTTGAAGAGTCTAGGAAGAAATATTCTGAACCTATCGAGCAGAAGAATAACGAGATAGCATCCCGAACTGCCGCAGGAAAAGAAGCTTGGACAAATAGTGTGAACTCAGCCATGGGTTCTATCAAAGGTATCAATCAGGATGGGTTCGACTACTCATTTAAGGATATTGAAGCTTTTGGCAAATCTTCTTCTTCAATTGAAGGGATTATGGGAAGGTATAAAAATGATGCAGGAGAACTGGATCATGGGAAACTTTTGAAAACCTTATTAGCCGGTGAACAGATTGCTGACATATTAAAGGACCATAAAAACTTCGTAGAGGCGTCTGTTGTTAAAGATCAGTTACGGGAAAAGGCGAACGAGTCTACCCTTAATCAAGATCCTAATAAGCAGGAGCACAAGAATGAAGGTTTCGATGCGCTTGCGCATCATAGGGCAACTTTGAAAAAGAGTCATGGCAAAGGGATGCGTAGTAAGAAACGTTAACTTTAAAATTTTATACAATGGCTATAGATGCAATCGCTGATGCGAAAATATTTGAACCGAACAATAATATTCAAGCTACCGGAGCGAATTACCGCTCTGTGTATGACTTTACCAACCAGTATTTGCCCGATGCGATGCCGGACTTGGTTAACATATTCAACCCTCAATCAATAACTGGTTTCCTTGACACCATGGGTTATGAAGAGGAATTAAACTCTGACCTTGCTATTTGGGGTGAGTACGGAAGAAGACACCGTGTTCACACAGGTACTACCCGAACTGCTAATGTATTTACTTACGTTGCCCATTCGATTCGTTTGAATGATAAGATTCTTGTTTATTCTACTGCAGCAGCAGGTAAGGAGATTGGTATTGTGACAGCAGTTACAGCCGATACATTCACGGCAGCCGTACAGAATTCTGCAGCTTGGACTGTTGGAACTACCGCTCTTACGGTAAGAGTTATTGGTGGTGAATTTAAAAAAGGAACCGACGGAAAAGAGAAAGCTTTAACCCGTGATTTCGAGCGTTACGATGTTTCGCCAGTTATCATTAAAGATCAATTCTCAGTTGATGGATCTGACATACCTAACATTACATGGTTGTATGCAAACGACGGATCTCCTTATTGGTATATGGAGGATGAGGAAGAATCTTTCAAGAGATTCCTAGATAATCTAGAATTCCAAATGCTTGAGGATATCACTATTTCTGGAACATCGACTTTGACAGGCTATAAAGGTACCCAGGGTTTGTTCTCTTCTATTCGAGTTAGAGGAAATACTTTTACTGGTCCAATGGCATCCATTGACGATATTGATGGTGTAGTAGACCGTTTGGATAAAATAAATGGTGAGGAATACAATGCATTGTACATTGGCACTCGTCATGCTTTAGGTATTGATGATTTCTTATCTGCAGAACTTGGGTTCGATGGTGCTACTGCCAATTATGGTGTGTATGGCAATGATGATCTTAAAGGAAGGGTTCTTGATCTTGGATTTAAAGGTTTCCGTCGTGGAACTTACGAGTTCAATTATTCAGGATGGAATATTTTGAAAGATCCAACTGCTTTGAATCCATCACAATTTCATGCTGATGATCAGATTCACGGAATGATGGTTCCAATGGGAATGACTTCTCAGGCTGGCGCCATGTTGCCTGGTTCTTATGACAGAATAGCTCCTGAAGCAATTCAATATCTTACGCAAATGTATAAAGCGAAAGCTGGTTACTCGCGTAAATTGCAAACTACTTATGCTGGTGGTACTATGGTTCCTGACCATACATCTACTACCGACAGATATGAGATTCACTGGCTTACTGAGCGTTGCTTAAGAGCAGTCGGTATGATTAAGTGGACCATTTTCCAAGGCGCTTAATAATATTCAAACATCAAATAGGGGAGGCAAGATTCCTTCCCTATTTTTTTTTAAAAAAAAGTAAATTTAATTTAATACAATTTAATAATGGCTAAAGCAAAAACTAAAAGTCAGGTAATCAAAGAATTGCACGAAAAATGTGCTGAATTAATAGGTGATAAGAGGTCGTTTAGATTTATTTCTCAAGGTTACGCTGTGCAGGTTAAGCCTGTAACCAAAGTGGTCGTTAATGGGTTTCTAATCAATCTCAGGTATTCTGACAAATTCGATACTCCTTTTTTGGACGAGCAAGACACGGAAAACAAGGTAAAATTATACCCTGTCGAATTCGATGACAATGAATGTATTGTCAGTGCAACTGAGATGTGTAAACTGAAATTCTTAATGCTACACAGGCTGAATGAGGCTAATGGAGCAAATTCTAAAAGTGGCGCAAGTTGGCGACTTGAGGATAAAGCAAAAGAGGCTAAGGACGAGATGAGTTTTATCGCTATGGAGGATGAGGCTAGGAATCTTATTAAGGATAGACCTTCAGATGAGGTATTGGCAGCACATAGCGTTGTTCTTGGTGGTGATCATACTATGGATATAACTGGTGCCAGAGTTGCTCTTGTTAATCTATCTAGAGAATGTCCAGACAAAGTTATTGACGCATTCGATGACGAAAGAACAAGGTTTAAATTTAAGTTTAAAACAGCATTGATAGTCGGACTTATCTACTTGAATGACGATCAAACCGAATGCTCATGGAGGGATACGCATAAATCATTCCTTACAATACCGAAAGGTGCTAGTATGGAAGAGGAGTTTGCTACCTACTGTGGAACAGAAGAAGGTGTTGATGTTTTGAGAAGAATATCCGAGCAGTTAACTAAATAAACGTAAATCATGATCAATGATATATATCGAGTAATTCAGTTCTTGATGAACAAGAATAATTACGGAGTCATAACACCAGACAGATTCAACTATATAGCTAAGGATGCTCAATTGAAGATCATTAATGAGCTTCCGATGGATATTTACCGAGCTAAAAATAGGAGAAATAAATCTGGATTAGTTGAGGCTTTGCCTTCACTTCAAAATGCACTCGATATATTTACTGATCGGAAAACCATACAAAGGGAAGCTTCATTGGCTTCCCCTAATGGTTTTACAGACTACTTTGTTTTGCCAGACGATTTCTATTACGTGAAGAGTGTTTGGTATAATGATGAGGTTAGGATGGATGAGTTAGACAAGGTTCACGGTAGGTATGTTCTTGCCAATAAGCTTACTTCTCCAACTACGCAATTCCCAGTGTACGAAAAAAGATCAGATTTTATTTATGTTTTCCCCACCACAATAGGTATTGATACGTCAGGTGGTTCAAATGTGGCTACTTCTGATGTTTCAATTTATTACCAGAGAAGACCAAAGGATCCAAAATGGACATATATTGTGGCTCCGAATGGGAAGCCTGTTTATAATCCATCCGATGCTTCATTTCAAGATTTTGAACTGCCAGAATACATGCTAAATAGGATTACTGTTGAAATTGCGCTATTCTGTGGAATTCACCTGAGGGAACAGGAGGTTGAGCAAACTATGAATCAAGAGCAAGCCGATAATTTTCAAAAGAAAAACCTAAACTGATATGTTTTATTTATTAACGAATCCGGAAAGTCTAAATTTCCTTAATACAGCACAGGAGAAAACTGTAGATATTACGACCAATGGAACTGTCGCGTTAACTGAAGATTTATCGTGGATCAGTGCAGTAATTACAGAGAGTAATTTCAAGGCTGAT